TGTTCACACATCCATTTGTTCACGTTCGTCCAAATCCCATCTTCGTGAACCCAAAGTTCACCGAGTGCGCGTCCGTATTTACCGACCGAGTCGCGTTCTTGACATCTCAATTCAATCTCACAATCGTCCTTATCGACTCGACCGCTTTTGTGACCCATTTAAGAATCTGTTTCTTCGCGTGTTTCCCGTAAACCTTTTCGGTCAAATCACGCGTTCGCGATTCTTCGGTATCGATACCGAGCAATCGTACGCGTTGGCGAATGAGTACGTCGAACCCCAAATCGATAAGAACGTCGACGGTATCACCGTCAACGACTTTCGAACACGAGTCGATTTTGTATTTGAATTCACAGGGTTTTTGGTTGTAGGTAGTCATTAGTATATATAGAGTATATTGGTTTAATCTTTAATTATAATTACAAAAAAAACGTGTTTAATTTAACCTTAGTCGCTGTGATCATGATCATAACTAAACAATTTAAAGATATTGATCGTGATCATATAAAATGAGTAATACATATTTACCAACAAACACATTCTTTGACACCGGCTTTGGTAGTAGAGCCATTGGCTATAATACCGAAGATGGTATAGAAATGCGTAGAGTATATCCACTTGTTTCAAATAATGGATTCACACCTGAACGAGAATATAATTATTTTAATGATACTATAATACGTGAAAATATAAATCCGATTTACGTAAATCAGGAAGAAATTGGTAAAAAGATATCAGATATATTCGATATTAGAAAAATTGTATCTGCTATGCTTATTGCTCTTACACAAAGTGGTAAAACTGGCGCTATTCTTGCAATTATTAAACATTTTATGGAAAAATGTAATATTGAAATATCTAATATTTTCATAATCACGGGTTTATCAGATCTAGATTGGTTGGAACAAACTTGTGATGCTATACCAAGTATTTTACGTGAAAATGTGTATCACCGAAATAAGTTATTATCAGAATTTACTGATAAAATTACGAATATGAAAAATGTATTGATTATCATGGATGAAGTTCATACAGCAGCTCAAGAGAATCAAACTGTACAAAATGCACTTTTGTTAGTGAACGAAATTTTAACAAAGGAATACATGATGGAAAATGATATAAAAATGGTTGATGTGAGTGCAACACCTGATGGAATCTATGGAGCAAAACAGAGATGGGGTGATAATCACCAAACTTTTTACATGGAACCGGGTCCCAATTATACGTCGTGTATTGATTATTTAAATCAGGGTCGTATTAAACAATACACGAAAATAAGTTTAACTTTACGTGAATTTAAAGCGTATGAAGATCATACGAAAGACATGTCGAATGAAGATAAAAAGGAATATTTTAACGAAAAATATGGAGGTGTTGTAAAGAATATTTTCGATCTTGCAACTGATATACGAACCAGGTACAATAATAAAAGATATCATATTGTTCGTATCGACGGTAAAATGTATGAGTTCACCAAAGAACTTTTTCATGAATATGGATCAAACTTTTTTGATTATACCTTATACGATAAAGATTACAAAGACGATATTAATAAAATGTTAAAAAATGCCCCAAATAGGCATCATATTATATTCGTATATGAAAAATTAAGGTGTGCTAAAACAATTACAAAAGATTGCATTGGTATATTATACGAAAGGTACAGTAAACAAAAAAATGATTCAACTATAATACAATCTCTTCTTGGTCGAGGTACTGGGTATAATGTTCCCCAAGATATCATTATATATACGAATATACCAACAGTTGAAAAGTTTAAACTTCTATGGGAAAATCGTTTTGAAAATTTTTATGAAGTTGGTTGGATATCTAACACAACAAAATGTAAAAAAACTTTTGCTGATCCTTCGTTAACTGGTTTCGAAAGTGATATAAGTTCCGATTCCGATTCTACATTATCTGAAAGTGAAGATGATTTTGCTTTCAAAGTATTTGGAGAAAATGAAAGATTTACAAACTTAAAAGAGTTTGTAAAAAATTACTTTCCGCGTTGGAATTTAAAAATAGATCAAGGTCGGTTTGGTACAGTAAAAGATATCAAAGATAATAATTCTACTGTTTCTGATATTCTTATACGTAGAGGAGGTTTAAATGCAAGATCAACAAAACGAATGTACCAAGGCTCAGACAAAAAATGGGTCGTTTATTGGAAAAAATCTGCGTTTCCGGGTGTACCATCCGATGATTAATTACAACTTTACTTTTAATAAAAATATTATTTACAAATCAAATTCCTTTTTAGTCCCACCATCGTACGCGTTCACAAACCCTGAATCTATCATTTTTTTGTTAATCGAAACCATATCCCTTCTATTTTTGTATACGAAAACGAGCGTTCGTCCGTACTTATCGTTTTTCTTACACGAAATCCATACCCACCCGTTTACCTTAAATTTACACGCGAATGGGTTCCATAACACATGTTTTGCGCGATCGTCGAACCCTAAAAAATCCACGAACGTATACTTCGCACGTTTCGCCATGGCAATATGTTTATCCCTATTTTTCATATCTTTCGGGGGTTTCATTTCGGGTGCATCGTACCCGACAGTTCGAAAATTAAATTTTAAAATGCGATTGTGAAGTACGATACACGCTTTAAACGTATCACCGTCGTAGACGTCAGTTACCTTGGCGTACCCTTCATACTTATCGAGACTAAAAACGGGTATGGAAACATCGGTTTTTGATAATTTACGTTTTGTAAAACAATACATTACAATACATTTTTCTAATTCTTTTAAGTTCTATTTTATATAAGGCGCATTATTCTAGCCAAGAGTGTGATGACACTCCCAACACAACGTTGCGACGGGGTACTGTTTATGTAATTCTATAAATTTTCTAAGAATCAGGTGTGTTTTGTACCCTTCTTCCGTTCGTGATTCTGAGACAGCAATTTTTAAAATTTCGGGTCGAGATTTGATAGTATGTGCATGCGTTAAAATACATTTTTTACCTCCGCTTTGTATTTCATTTTTCTTCGCACCACACCCCAAACACGAGGGTGCAGTTCTAAAAAAGTTTTTTACTAAATTAGCGGCATTCGCTTTCGAATAGTGTATTATATTCTCTTCCGGTGTATCCTTTGGAATTGTAATACTATATTTCTCACTCATATTTTGAATTCTTGTTTTTTGTAATTTACAATCTATAAAGTTAATCGAATCTTTTTTCAATTTTCGAAACATACCCGAATTTGTATCGTGTAAATTTTTAATGTTATCATTTATGTACATATCCGATACAAGTTCACATAAATCATCCATTATTTCATCGTTATTTTCTTTATTAATTTTCAAACATTTTGTTTTTTCATCGCGTTCAAATTTATCACCCGTCGTTAGAAATCTATACACCTCGATCATGGACCGGAATCGTTTACCTTCCGGTGAAAAGTAATAGTTATCGGTCATACCCATGGATTTACCCGATTTTCGAGTTTCTATTTTGACATACCATTCATCGTTTATTTCCTGTCCTTTACCTTTTAGATATTTCTTAAGACTATTGAGAGCCGACATATCATACTACTCTATAAATCACGTATCCTTTTAAGTTCATCGCACATTTTCAAATAATCACCTTCGGGTAAATTTTCTGAGTTTTTATCTATAAGTTCCATAACGATTCTTGAAACATTTCGTAATGTTACATCTCTATCGTACGTAGGTTCAGGTAATAACGGTGGCCGACATAACCAATCCGTTCCCGTAATCGCCCCGTCGTAATTGTATATTTCGCGAATGTGTGTTAGGAAGTCCCGTAACCGCGTGTAATAAGTTGTTGGTGACCAGACAGAGTCGTGTCTGAAAATATAATCTTTAACGACGAGTACGTTTTGAGTATCACTCCATAATCCCTTATTATAATTAAACATGGATATTGGTCGGATAGTACCATCCTCGGGCGTCGGTAACAGTATCGTTACGGTTAAGGTACGATGCATTATAATTGAACGAAAATATAGGGGACGCGTATGCTTCTATACTTTGAACGGGACCCCGCCCGCGATCGTTTTCGTATATTACCTTGATAAGTATTTGTTGAATACCTTCACATGGGTTAGGTATAGTTGACCGTATACTACTATTGACGAAAGGTGTTGACGGCATTTATATATACTTACATTTATTCCTTATCCGGTTTTATAAGAATTTCAGGTGCATCATCAACTATATCAATGACGTATCTACTTTGATTATCGGTAGGGGATACCGTTACTATTCGACACTTATCAGTACTGATCATAGTTTGGTCAGAAACTTTAGTTACTGGTATTGTAATGGGTCGACACAAGAGCATCCACATTTTATATATACCCATAAAATAAATTGTCCAAAAAAAAGTGATTGTCCAAAAAAACTTTTTTTTATTTTATACAAAGTATCTTCTTGAGAATGATGATCGATTTGAAAAATAAATTTTTTTCTTACTCATCACTTTTTTGTTGGATAATTTATAATAATATATATAAAAATAATGGTATAATAATATATAAAAAAAATGGGTGAAGATGTAAAAAAGTATATACAGGAAGGTATATACTTTTCAAACGATATAATGGATGTAATCGAAGATATTTCCCATAAGTACCAAAAACATATTTCTATATCAACGGAAATCGGTCATTTTGATGATATTAATAAATATATGATGAAATTGTCTAAAGCTCTTATAAGATATAATAAACAGTATACAGAACTTATAAGAGATTATAGAGAGGATCGTGTATTGGAAAATGAAAAAAAGGGGTTAGAAACAATAACCGAAGAATAGTTAAATGATACAACAATATGCAAAACACGTATATAAAGTACTTGGTCCCGGTTATAGTGAGCGGGTGTATCACAACGCGATGGAAGTTGTCTTGCGGAAAAATGGGGTACACTACGAAACGGAGAGAATAGTTCCTATTGTGTTTGAAGGGCACACAATAGGGAATCTTCGCGCCGATTTAATTTTAAATAACAAAACCGTGGTTGAACTGAAATCAGTTAAAACCATGAATGATGTCATGGTCACGCAAGCGCAAAACTATCTACGCTTGACGGGGTTTACAGAAGGGTATCTCATTAATTTCCCTACATCACTTAACACTGATTTAGAGGTTAGGTATATAACTTTGGATTAACGAATATTAATACCAGCTTCCATACACTTATTAATAATAGGCTCCTCTAATTCAGGTCCACTTTTACCATCAAATGCATTTTTCACATATTCCCTATCTCTTATAAATTCCTTTTTAGATTCATCCCAATAATATATAGGCTGCTCACCTTTATTTTCATTACTAAAGTCCTTGAGATCGTTACAAAATCTAGGAATGTGCGCTCCTTCAGGTGCTTCTTGAATATTTTTAAATAATTTGATTGCCGAATCTGCTACAGACTTATCACATATCTTTTCCGGTGCTACACCTCTCCCTATATCATATACTCTTTCTATTATAGTTTTTTCATTTTCTGACAATGATTGAACGGCAGATTCCGCAGCACTCGTTCCTTTAGTTTCTTTCATATATTTATACAAATTCTCGCAAGATTCTGGTGTAGCATCGAGAGCTATAACAATTTGTATTAATTTTTTCATTTTTTTCAATACATATTGTGATGTTCCCGGTATAAAACCACCAAGGAATGCACCGGCCACTGATGATGAACTACAACAGCATAATACGGCTGCACCAAGTAATGCAGCCGACATTTATAGTAACCAACTATTTTTTTTCATCTTCGATCTGATTCATCATGTACATAACTGGTATCATTTGGTATATCTTTTTCCATTCACTTTTGGATTCTTCGTAATACTTTTTAGGGTCTTTAAGCCCTTCTTTTATAATTTCATTTATCTTTTCTGTGTAGAACCTGATTTCTTCTAAACAGAAATTGTAATATGGATCGTTGTTCATTACGTATATTAAAGCTTTTATCTTTTAAGCTTGTCGTTGATGTTTAAGAAAACTTCTGGTGTATTTCGCTTTTTAATTGCGAAGTTTTTGAGCATATTACTCAAGCTATTATACATAACCCCTTTTCTCAATGGGTTCATTTTCGATTTCGATTTCGATTTCGATTTCGATTTTGGGGAGTTTGGAAACTTATCGTTCGTTTCCTTTTGTAATTTTTTAGATTTACTATTTCGTACTGGGAAACTCATTTAGTATATGTTTAGATTTTAAATCGTTGGTATATATTCCCATTGCAGAACCCCACATATCTTTTTCCATATAACGTCCTGTTGATATAACTTCTCTTTGGATTTTAAAAGTGGAAAATATTTAAGATATTTATCTTCACTCAAAAGTTCACAAAACTTATAAAGTACATACGAATAACTCAAAAAGTTTTTACGTTCACTCGGACAATTATCATCGAACGGTTTTTGTATATCCTTGAACATTATACGCAGTCTCTCTTCAAGTTCCTGGGGCATAGATGGTGGTTTTACACCACTTATGATATTGGTTATATATGGAACGTGTTCGTAATATTTATTGAGTTTCAGTTTTTTGAGAAGGGTACGAACACGGGCGTGTGTTATTTCATCTAAAACTTTTACTTTTATTTTTTTGAGTTCGTTTCGTAGTTGTTCTATTACCTCGGGTGGTATAGTTGTCGTCTCCTGTGCCTGAAACTGTGATAACCATTCATTAAAATGATTTTCACGTTTATACGAATAATTGACTATCTTTTCAGACGTTTCCTGTTCTTCTCTATAGGTTAACTCTTCACTTATAAGTGTTGCTAAAATCATACCACAATTATCACATACGAGATCACTTGTATCTGCAAAATGAAATACGTTACTCTCGGGACACGCGGAGCACACTTCACGCTTTCTTTTCTACGGGTCTATCTATATTTAACTTTTCTACATCTATTAGGTAATCATTAAATATGTCTTTTCTCTGTAGCCCAACTGTTTCTTTACAATTGAAAACATTATCGGTATTTACTTCTTTTTTAAGATCATCAGTATACATCTCAAATACGGCATACACTGAATTATATATTCGGACATTTCTGATTCATACTTTGATTTATTGATAGGGTCTTCTCGAATAGACTTATCCCATGTTTCAATTTTGTTGTTGTACCTACTTAAAAAATTACCCTCCATATTAATTAAATAGAATGCTCGGTAATCTTTTAACTAACGTTATTATTTGGGCTTACTCAACACTACAATCAGTATTTTCCACCCCAGACTATAGAATTGCGGATTCATATATGGAATATTTTTTAGATTACACAAAAACACCTTTACCAGAAGAACTCGATGAATTTTGGTACGAAGAGCGTAATGAATGGGATGATGAGACCGAAAGTGTTTTCAAAACATTGAACTTTTCAAATTATAAAGATACAACAATTCCAGAAAATGTTACGAAAACTGTCGTTCGTGTTAAATATTGGTACAATAACACGATGTACAAATATTTGACGTATGATATGGATCACCAATGGCCACCACCACGTAAAAGTGGGGTTGTATTTAACATACCAATCGTTTCAGCTGTTTTGCTCGATTCGGATGATAAACCGGTTAAGGACATTTTAAACAAAATTAAACGATACGCGGGTCCACGTAAAGATTTTCATAACGAAAAAGTTAAAATTAGAGATATGTTATATTATGACATGGAGACACTTGAAAATGATTTTCCAAAGATAAAATTACAAAGTGCAATTGGCATGACTAAAGTTGTAAGTACCGTAGATGGCTGTATTACTGATCTTCAGGTACCTTAGTTGCTAAGTAAAATTTCAACTCTCCCAAATTAGCAACGTTATATTTTAATATCAAAAACCTATTTTGTTCTTCCTGCATAATTTGTACTGTAGAACACATACTCGTCGCTTTTGTAAATATATTCATGTATCGAAGGGAATATTCACCCGAAATTTTGGGACTTTCTTCCGTACATTCAATATTCGTTTCCTGGTTTGCAAAATCACCCATACATTGTAGTTTGAGGTGTGTACCTTCCCTGGTTATTTCTATGATATTACCGATATTGTGCATATCTCTACATATTCTTTGAAAATCCATAGATGCCATTGGTGTAATAGTAGTCATGGTCATATCTGGTACCTCGATCTGATTTTCATTTATATCGAGTAATTTTAGGGCAAATTTAGTACATGTTTTCTTCGATTCATTATGAATTTCTATATTCATAAACTCTTTACAATTTATAGACATTACGAGAACATCGTTATTTGTTATCGATTTAAGAAGTTTAAATGTATTCGCGACATTTATACCCGCAATTATATCGGTTTCGCATGTATATTCTTCGAAATTATCGGATGAGAGGTACATATCTACTAACGATGTACGTGCTGTGTCGAGAGTTACGATGTATATACCATCAGGTTTAAAGTATATATTTACATCGTTTAGTATATCTTTGAGTACTTCGAATGTTGATTTTATGGCACTCGCCTGAATTGTTGCCAATTTCATATCTAAAATATACAAGTTTTAATTCTTTATATTCTTATTATATGCATCCGATACACTCTGACTAATCTTATCTTCGAGTTCTGGAGTCATAGCAGGTTGTAAAGTTCTACCATAATCATCTAAACCAAATAAGTCTCCTGAACCTTCGCCATCTAAAGTTGTCGTCGAACAACCACCAAAATTACAGGTCTCTAATTCTTTTACGGGTAAAAGTGATTCCAACCAGTTTCGTATTTCATTACCTACTAAAAGTTTACCGTTTTTGGTAAGCATAGTTGGAACACGCGTAATTTTATTTTTGTATTGAGGTGGTATACCTAATTTATTAATGTTATGATATTTGACAATTTGTTTGAGTTGTGGATGTTTATTGATATAATCAATTATATCCAAACTATGATTACACTGTGGACTAAAAATTAGAAGGGACATGTCTTAAAATAAAGTTTACTTTTTTTTATTAAAAAAACACATTTTTTACTTGTTTTTTTATACATAGAAGAGACTGTAAAAATAAATATGCAAATTGTCCAAAAAAAAGTGATTGTCCAAAAAAACTTTTTTTTATTTTATACAAAGTATCTTCTTGAGAAGGATGTTCGATTTGAAAAATAAATTTTTTTCTTACTCATCACTTTTTTGTTGGATAATTTAAATAAAAATAAAAATAAATATTAATATTAAATAATGAATACTATAGTATTGATATTGTTAATACTTATTATACTCATGACCATGTCCAGGACGGAAATGTTCATTGAACAATTTGGATTCTCTGGATATACCAAACCAATAGAACCCGTATTATTAAATGATAATGAATTTGATTTATCTGAATACGAAGAATCTGGGGAAGAACTTGAGGTATCAAATGATCTTATGCAGGAAATGGTACTTGCAACAAATAAAGAAGTTTCTAAAAAAACTGGTCTCTGTACGTACATTATTGAAACAACTTCGATTAAGAAATATAGAAACAGAGCGTCGAATCAAGAAATATATAGATGTATGTTTATGTGTGTGAAACATAAGGGATTTGCGTTAGGATTTGCAGTTACATCCGATTTACGAATTATTGATAATCGAGCAACAGTATTGAGTGTGAGAACACAGCCTATAGATATTAAACCACCAACAGACCCAAGTATTTACCAAAAATCTATTAAGGGTAAAGAATTTGAAGATTATACAGAAGTTAGACGAAGTGAACTCGATATAGTTAAAAATACCGAAATAGTGGATAAGGTTATACCTGAACCACAGGAAATGTACGGTAAAATTAATATTTAAAACTCTAAAACAATTATAATGATCAGTATTGATGAAATAACACGTATAGCTGAAAAGAGAAATCATTTGAAAAAGGAAACATATACCAAAATTTATGAACAGATTTCAAAGAAAATACGCCAGTCGGTAGATTTGGGTCATAAATATTTATTTTGCCAAATACCATCTTTTGTCATGGGATACCCACATTTTAACAGGGTAAAAGCGCTACAGTATATAAAACGACAATTCGAAATAGGTGGATTTACAGTTCAGATCATAGGAGAATACGAATTATGTATTTCATGGAAACCAATTAAAAAATCACGAAAAAATGAACAACGCGAAGATCCAGAAGATACAGAAGATTTTCCAACACTCGTAAACCTTAAAAAAGCGGCAAATAAATACAGGGGAAAATAAGTAATGCGTGAGAGACTTAAAGTTTAAATATGTAAATATACTACAAATATGAGCGACCCTTTAAATATACTCGTTGAAGCAAAACGTGAATACATAGGTCAATTATGTTTACTTATGTGCCCAGTTATGATTGAAACGTATGAAACCATGTATGAAGAAGCATACAAACTCACAAAAGGTCGAAAGGTTCTTGTAATGTATCAAAAACTCTTGAAAGAAGTTCCAAATTGGAGTGACGCTATGTCTAAACAACACACTGATAATATAACAAATAGATGTGCATGGTTTAACGACTTATTGGCTGCGGTTTTTGTAAGTTGTGTTAAAATTTTATCCGCGGTTCGATTGAATAAAGATAATAAGAAAATTTCGTTGAAACTCCCAACAAATGAGGTTTTCATCCAAACGTGTTATAACAACGCAGCTAAAGATTTATATAGAGACCCATATATTTATCACGAAACGCAAAATGAACACGAGAGAAACGATAAATTGTACGAACGTTTTTGTATGTGCATCGAGACATCTGTAAAAGAACTTATACCCGTACAACAGATTTTACAAACGTATATGTCCCAAACGCAAGAAGGTCAAGATTTGGATGTTGGTGAAGCTGAAGTCGGTGATTCTGAAGACCCTGACCTGATTGATGGATACGAAGAGGAAACGTCAGAAGAGCCATTTGATGCCGAACAATCTATGGAACCTCCAATGGAACAATCTATGGAACCTCCAATGGAACAATCTATGGAACCTCCGGTATCAGAACAAATGATGGAACCAGAACAAGAGCGTGCATCTCCATTCGATAACGAATTTCGAACTATTGCAACAAAACCACAACCACCACAACAGGAAGAAGAAGGTGTTTTATTTCCAGATGCATCAGAGACCCGTGCAAAAAAAGTTGGCTACTATTAAATGGAGTTTGAAGACTATTTAAGAGACCCCGCGTGGGCCGGAATAATCGCTGGTTTTATAACCGCAGGATACATACACTTTAAAGCAAAGATCAACAACGAAGGTAAGCTTCCAGTGAGTGCATATACGAAACCAGCCGCACTCACCGCAATTTTAGTATTTTTTATTGTTACTAACGGACTAGGTAAGAAAGAGACCATATCAACGGAGCCATTTTAATTTTCTGACTTAAAGATAATATACGTATTTACAGTATAATATGACTTCCGTGACTGCATTCAATGATATGATGGGTCAATTTCTTGTGGAATTACACAAGACATTTCCAGAAGAAAAAGGCTTGAAAAAGTGTTTATCGGCTTTCGATTTAATGAAAGCTTCGAACCCACGCTTAGTCGTAGATGGGTTTATGAACGGTGTTGCACCGTATGCTGATAAGATTTCGGCTAAAGACGAGATCATTTTTCATTGAAGAATCCAAGAATTTAGATTTCATGAAAGGTGTAAACCTCGAAAAACATTGGGGAACAGCGTCCGAGAATACAAAAAGTGCAATTTGGCAATATGTCAGACGCTATACATGCTTGGTACAACCATTAGTTCTATCCCAGAAGACACACTTTCTATGATTGAGACAGTTGCAAAGCAGTGTGCAGATAAAATGGGTGAAGATGGAAGTGAACTTGACGAAGCTGCATTGATGAAAACTATGCAGGGTATGTTGGGTGGTATGATGAAAAAATAAACTCACTATATATAAATGACATCTTGGTTTGAAGATCCAAAACAATTGGTTCGAGTAGACAAAGTTCATGAATTTTGGCCGTCAAAGACGCAATCTTCAGCAGACCGTGTTAACGCAACTGCTCGTTTTATAATTTATGCGACATGTATAATATACCTCATACGCCGTGATGCACGTATATTTGTTTTGGGTGCAACCGCACTTGGTGTTCTTTATATAATGGAAAAATCCAATATGGTGAAAGAAGGTGTTATACGACCAACAAATGTATACAATAATGTAGGTAAAGAATGTTCAATGCCAACAAAAGATAATCCTATGGGAAATGTTCTCATGTCGGATTACGCAGATAGACCAGACAGACCTCAGTCGTGTCATTACCCAACCGTAAAAACCCCAGTAAACAATTTTCTTACAGGTGATATCAAATACGGACCATCTCGTTCGCGTTCATCTATGCCCGAATATCAAAGAAACGCACTATCGAGACAGTTTGTAAGTATGCCAGATACATCCATCGGTGGCACGCCATATTATGAATTTATCCATGGTAAAAGAGATAATACGTGTCGCCAAGACCCACGATTGTGTAACCCAGACGCGAGAGGGGTTCAACTTGAAGCGTTCGCGGGACTTGATCCAAACGGTGATAAAAGAAGTGGTATGCATAGAGGTTCGGGATTAGCCGCCGGACATAGTTCGTAATTTTAAACAATTTAATAATAAAGTAGTAGATACTCGATTTCCATAAACAAAATCTTTTGTAATAATAAATGGCGTATCAACTCCAACCAGGAATGAAAGTGGTTCAAGATCACGCGGTTCCAGCCGTTTGTGCGACCGAAGAAGTTTTTACATATCCTCAGCCCAGTACCCTTAACTACGTGTCAAGTAGACCAAACACCATGTTATATGGTACCGCTCCATATATGGCGGGTAAAGGTTCACCAGCACAGTACATTGACACATCTGATCAACTCAGACCACAAAGTACATCTCGTTTCAATAAAGTTTTAGCGAAGACTTACGAAAGAAATTTTCACCCACTTCAAAATGTCGAGTGTAAATTACCACTTAGAACACAATCATATGAACCATCGAGTACCAGAGCCGAAATGCAAAATGGTTTGTTTCAGCAAAGATACCTCAATAAAAATCTCGCTAAGAAATAAGAATGGCTGATCCTATATCTATAATGGCTATAGCCGGTTTAGTTTATGCCGGTCGAAAATTGAGTCAACCAAACGAAAAATACACCGTAGAAGGTAATACTATAGAAGAAGCGGAAGTTGTATCTGACTTTTCTAATACGGAAGTCGCTTCACAATCAGAATATTTAGGACCAATGTCACCACTTGTAGAACCAAGGTATACATCTAAACAAGAAATGAGTTCATTTTCTGAAATTGCATCACAACAACGTTCTTCAGGTGGTGAAATTTTATCCATGAGAAATCGTATGTATGATGCTGGTACAATGAATAACTTATCACCGGTTGAAAAACAACTTGTTGGTCCAGGTTTAGGTGTTGGGCCAGAAGTTCCTGCATTTGGGGGGAATCAACAACTGTTTCGTGTAAATCCCGAAAATGTCGGTGCATATCGTTTAACAACTTTACCTGGTAGGTCGGGTCCAGCGTTCGACGTAAAGGGTGGTAGACGTGGTATTGTCGGTGAAGTTTCACACAATAGACCAGAAAAGACGGCATTTTTACATGGTCGTCTTCCTCCAGTTGCAGGTAGAGCACAGGGTATGACTGGTAGAACGCCAAGAGCAGAACATGAACGCACAAAGAGAACAACAAATAGATCGGAAACTGGTTCCAGAACTGATACATTAAATTTTGCATCTGCAAAGAGAACTGTTTCTGCACTTACACGTGCTCAGGAACCAACACGAAACAAAGCTGATGGTGCTATAGAACAATATCAATACAATAATCAACCAGCCCCAGGTATTAGCAGCTTTGTTGGTGGATACTTGAATACACCAGCGACTAAGATTGGTGAAAAGAGAACATTCGGTTCCGCGTACACAGCCGAGGAACTTACAAAATACGGTTTCAGACCAGACGACCGCCGTGGTAAACCAAATAGAGCTGCGGGTCCAGGACGAATGAACGTCCGTGCCGATGCACTTAACCAAGGAGGTATGGTTACAAGTGTTCGATCTGATACAACGAGAATTGATGGTCGAGTAAATGCTGCGAATGGTGCTTGGACACAACAATATAGACATAACGATTATCATAAATTCAATGCTTATAAGGGACACGAAAATCCAAATGCTACAAATATGAGTTTGGATACAGCTAGAAGACAACTTTCAAGTAACCCATTAGTTCATAGCCTTTCTTAAATAACTAAAAAATTGAGACATACACTCATTAAAATAATGCTCCTATATTTTAATGAAGGTACATACCTTAGATATAGACAGTGGTGAACGAGACCCTGTTTTGTATTCAAATCCAAGTGATTATGTTGTACACCTAAAAAACCCTATTTATGACGTAACTAAAATTTCACTTATATCAGCACGTATACATAATAGTCAATTACTTATAAATGATCATAACAATACGTTCACAATAAACAATACGTTGAATAACTACGATATAACAATACCAAACGGAAACTATGACGGTGAAGAATTAGCTGCACACATTAATACGAAATGTACTATAATTACGGGTGCAACTTTTGATAAAGATACGAATGCTATAACTTTTACGGGTTCGGGTGATTTTACATTTTTGTTTTATGGTGGTACGAATGGTTATGCATCTACTTCAAGTAGTGGGTATACAACTCCACATGATATTTTAGGTTTACCGGCTTCAAATGTATCATCGTCATCGAATTCATTGGAAACTGGAAGTATTAATTTACAGGGTCCAGATGCAATTATTGTTAAAATGAGTAGTGGTTCTGATGAATTTAACAAAACTGTCTTTTCAGAAACACCCTTTTATACAGGACGTATACTCTTATGTGGTGATGTGATTAACTTTTCGGGTGTTGACGATACGGTTGAACACAACTTTGATTCTGGATCACAAAAAACGATATCAAGTTTACGTGTTCAGTTTTATTACAGTAGTAATAATCGATTAATACCATACGATTTTAGAAATGCTAATCATATACTTAAACTTGCAGTCACGTGTTCTACTGATAAACTTGAGAATATTGCTAAAGTGGAACGAGACTTTGCTCTTCCACCACCTATGAGTATCCCCGAAATGGAGGATCCGCGTAGATGGGATGCGTTTATATCTATATTTATGGTAATTGCAACCGGTTTATTTTTACTATTGGTTATGCGTAAACCTAAATTTATCGAGTAACCGCGAAGATTGGTTGAGCTGGCTTTTGCACACGTGTAGACACACGAGAGATACCAACGTAGACCAAGATGGACAAGAGCGTCGTAAACAAGGCCGTGAGCGTGTAGTTCATACCACCGTTCTTGTTGACCTTAACAACTTGGTTAACAGTCCATCTGACCAAGTCCATCCACGAGAGGGCGGCGGCGAAGGAGAATCCGGCAACGACGGCGTTGAGGGATTGGGACTCGAGTTCACGAGCGACGAGCGTAACAGTTTCAGCAGCAGTAGACATTTTTATATATAGTATCCTGAGATTTTAATCGGGGAGTAAATCTTCTTCTATTAAAATTTTTTTATAATGTTTTGGTTTCATATATCCTTTTAACATACCAACATTTATGCGTTCTATTCCTGAATCAGAACCCGAATCTGTTTCTGTATCAGAATCACTTTCAGTATCAGAACTATCATCGTTATCATATATCTTAAAATGTTTAGACGTTCCTTCATATCCTTCAGGTTCCGATATGTTCATTACTATCTATAGCATTTTTTAACATTAATTCTGACGGGTTTTTTGGTTCCCATGCATCCCAATTATCGTACGCCATATTCATTTTGACAAACTTATATTCGCGTCCAGTATATCTCGTAAAAGGGATTTCCTCATCTTCAAAATCAATATCTTCTTCCTCCTGGTCTTCTTCATCGGAAGATTCTTCGTATATTTCTGGGAAATGTGACCCCATTTTCTTACCAACCTCGTTCATGGCACAATATTTCATAGCGTATTCCAAATCTTCGCCGAGTACCATATCTCTACCGAAGCCTTGGCGTATTCAGCTGCGAGAACCATAGTTCTTTCGAGTACGGGCTGAATAATGTTAATAGCAGAGTCCTGGACCTGCTCAATTAAGTTTGTGGTTGCGTCTTTTTCTTGTTGATTCATTATAAGTTAAACAGTGTTTTAGCAATTCCGTTTTCTACACGGAGTATGTTATAACTTAGGCCTAAAACTCTAAGTTCTCTTTTAGCTAAGTCTGTCTGGTAATATTTTGAGTTTTAAATGCTGTTCTTTAATTAAACTAAAATTTCTTTGTCCGGTTGGATACCATCGTTCTGGTTCAAGTGCGAAACTATACGAATAGTATCTTCTAAATAATTGCGTTCTTGAATGATGTATACCACTTTGTACTGCGCGTAAGTTTATGACATTACCCGAAACTTTATCTAAAATAATTGAGTCGTCTAATTGTATTTCAAGGTTTTGTAAATGTTCATAATTTACGTATTCACCGTTATACAATTGGTAATTTGAATCATAATCAAAATTGGTAACAAAATGACCACCTATAACTTTTCTAAGTCTTTGAATTACAAAAAAAAGTTCCTTTATGGGATTTTTAAATTCAAGTTTATGTTTAATATCAACCACAGAATCTATATTTAAATCCTGTGGTATTTCAGTCTTACTCTCTTGTATCTGAGTGATTATATAATCTATTTTTTTACTTAATAACATCTGTTTTTCTTCTTCATCTAGAGAAACCATTTCAGTTGTTAATTTTAAACTTTTTATAAGTCCCTTTTGTTTGTACGAAATCACCTAAATAAAAAATTGAATTATTATTTGCAGGGTCGGTTGCGTCATACCCCCAAACACAATCTTTTAGATCTCTAAGTTTTATAACAATTTCTATTTCCTGACCTGTTATGGCACAAAGTGGTACAGCAAGTTCGGGATTATTATAAAAATAAAATGGTATATCAACAAAATATTTAGTATCAGAAGTTGCTAAACCTAGATACCCTGCAATTTGAACTGTAGATACATGAGTACCTGAAAGTTCTAAAGGTGGTTTCCCAATAAGTTTCGCCAAGTTATGTTGTTTTGTTTGTGTAACGTAATTATCAGAATATATAGCTAGAAAATCACTTGGTATACGCTGAATAACCTGACCACCTATCAGAATTTCTACATACTCAATCATGGCGTGACCTATAGACTCAACGTATCCTATACCTTCAATACCACCTACTAAATTCTGTTGTATACTAGATAATTCAACTTTCATACTCACTGTCTTAAGAAGATCACCTTGGTTTTGTGGTATTGTACACCGAATAGTGTTACCAAATTCTACTTCACCTTGAACGTCTAAATCAACAAAGAATGGTGCAAAGTTTGTATGTTTTTGAAAATTCTTTATGAAATATGTATATTCGGGGTCGTCTGTAAAAAAGGCGTCCTGTGGACCAGATGTTTCTAATTGAACACGTCCAGCCATTACTAGTATAACTGACTAAAATTTTAAACCCCCAAGTCCGCTGCTTATACGTAAAACGTTATAGTTTACAGCGTATACGTAAACTTTGTGCCCGAAACTCGCGTCTGGTGTATCGAGTTCAACTTCTATCAAATTATGGGCTATTCTACTCATATTAACTTGCCCAGTCGGGTAATATGTTTCTGGTTTTAACGAGAAACTATAGACACCAAAGTTATTACCCGTTGTCCCCGTGTAATACTTTAATGGTTGTTCATAACTTAACATTAAATTATCGGCATCTATAATTGTATTATTATTAAACTTCATGGTAACTTGTTTTAATGGTTCGTATTTATACACGTCATCACTAACAGCCACAAAAAACATTTCTTTGACTGGGTTTTTAAAGTTAAGCATACCAGATTTTTTTGATATACCAGCGTTAAACTTGAATTGAGACATTTGTACTTGAGTTATAACGTATTCTATAGGACGTGTAAGTAGAAAACTCTTTTCATCATCGGTAATAAAGAAGAAATCTGTCACGAGAGAAACCACTTTGATAGATGAAGAGATAACTGAAGGTGGGTCTGATAGTGCACCACCTGTTCTTGTATACGTTACGGTTACATCCTTGAGTTTTTTAAATTTTATATGTACTTCTACTTGTTGTTTTGTTAGAGCACACACGGGTATAGCTAAACTTGGGTTTCTGAAGAAATAAAAGGGTAAAAATACATTATAATCCCAATCGTATGTCACGTCTATATAATTACCGTGTCCCGTTAAGAAATAGAGGGTTTGATCAATATCATCTTTATTACTATGTATTTGGTCATACATGTAAATATAATCACCCGTTATTCTCTCTATGGTTTGACCACCAATAACGAGATCAGCGTATTCTATTAATTGTGCACCTATAGATTCCCGGTATCGAAGCGTTTTCACGTTTATTTGACCACCCATATTTGAGTGTGCAGAACAGTAATAGTATAACGTGGAAGGTGCGTTTCTTGGTACAACGAATGTAACAGTACCAACTTGTGCACCACCACCAGTCACGCCAGTTTCATACGCAGAACCACCATTACGGGTTCCATTAATCGTTTCAGATAGGTAAAACGGATGACTAGATGCGTTCACATTAAAAGTATACGTGGCACCTTCATACAGTGTAAGTGTATCTTGGGAAACACCATCTATAAAGTATTTACCATCAGCAGCAGTCACTGCAAATGATTTATCCGGTGTAGTTGGTTTAGGTAAAGTAAATTTAAGCATTGTACTTCGAATAAGATCCCCTTTGTTTTTGGGTATACGGGATTCCACTACCGCGTCGTAATCAATATCACCATCAAACGGTGTTTCTATAGCTTCAGTTGAAAATTTAGTATGCCTCTTAAAATTCATCAGGAAATATGAAAATTCTGGTTCTCCGGTAAGCCATTGGTCCTGGATACCCGTGATAGCAAGGTTTAATCGACCAGCCATTATTACTTTATGCGAGTAAAATTTTATGAAATAAAACGACACGATAATGTAGATGAATCTTCAATTGAGAAAATTTAAACCCGAAAAAATGGCAGACGATAAAGTTTGTGTTTTTATTGGTAAACGTAATACAGGTAAATCAACACTCGTTACTGATATTCTGTACCATAAAAAACATTTACCAGCGGGTATAGTTTTATCAGCAACAGAAGAAGGTAATCATTATTATCAACAGTATATACCAGACCTTTTCATATACGGTGATTATGATAAAGAGGCTATTGAACGTGTAATGGATAGACAAAAAAGATTAGTTGGTGCAGGTAAACAAAATTGTGGAGCCTTTCTTCTTTTAGATGACTGTATGTATGATTCTAAATTTATGAAAGATACGTGTATTCGACAATGCTTTATGAATGGACGACATTGGAAGATATTTTTCATGTTAACCATGCAGTACTGTATGGATTTACCACCAGCACTCAGGGCAAACATTGATTACATTTTCATTTTACGTGAAAATATTATTCAGAATAGAGAAAAATTATTTAAAAACTTTTTTGGTATTTTTCCGTCCTTTGAGATGTTTAATAAAGTTATGGATTCGTGTACAGAAAATTACGAATGTTTGGTATTGGATAATACGTCTAAAAGTAATAAAATAGAAGATTGTGTCTTTTGGTATAAAGCAACACTTCGTAAAAACTTCAGAGTCGGTGCACCAGAGTACTGGCAAACACATAAAAAGATGTTTAATCCGAAACATGGTAATATGAAAGTAGGAGACCCAAATTCAGTTAAAAAGAACACACCCTTTAAAGTTACGAAAAGGAAATGATAAGATCAATTGCTAAACGAATGTATACAACTTTAAATTTACATACCACTAAAAATATGACTGTGGTGTATCCAGCTTATAATGAATTTAAACCAGATGATAGTGACGATGGGTATAGAATATTAATTGATGTATGTCATTATACAAAAACTGTTTATATAGATAACGATATGTGTGATTACGATAAATTAAATGATTTACCCAGGATCATAAAAACATTTGGGTGTTTATATCCAAACTACACTCTTCAGGGCAATGATGCGTAATCATTTAAAACCAAAAAACTAAGTACATATAAATGGCGACAGACGTTAGAACGATGAATCTTTCAGATAATGGCGATGGTATGGTTTCCCTAAATAACAATCAAGGGACATCTTTCGTGCCGAATATACCCCCTGAAAAAAATGTGAGTGAAAATAAACAGACAATGGACTCTACTTCAATTTCCGATATTATGGGTCAAGCCGAGGAACCACTCGAACCACCAATGATGGGTGCCGATCCAAGAATGACACAAATGCAAATGCAAGCTCCAATGATGATGGCGCAACAACAACCAGTAGCACAACAAACGACTGAAAAAAAATCCGAATCTAAAAATCCATTCAACCTTACTGATGACCAGTTCCAAGCACTCATTGTAGCTGTGTGTGCTGCGGTGGCAATTAGTAAGCCAGTTCAAGAAAAACTCGCGAACTTTGTCCCATCGTTTTTGAACGACCAGGGAAATCGAAGCGCAATCGGCTTAGCGTCGACCGGTATGGTCGCGGCGATCGCCTTTTACCTTGCGAGAAAGTATGCTTAAATAGCATTATAATGTTTATACATTCTTTTTCCGAAAATAAAATAGGAAACGAGAAATCCGAACAGTAAACCAACTGCGCGAAGTCCTAGAACAGTACCAGTACTCTTCGTAGTTTTACCATAATCTCTAAAATCCTTTTCAAATCTTTTGTTTATTTGGGATACACCCGCAACCATACCCATACCTAATAAGGTTGACAATATTAAAAATGGTGCATCTATAGCTAAACGCCCAATTAAATTACCACCACGTGGTAATATAGTGATGACTAACGGTGTAACGACCATGATTATAAACATGTTTAACCATTTATCGTTTAAAAGTAGTGGGGCACTCGAAGACGCGAGTAAAGTGTTCAGTAACAAATACGCTTTCATTAAATCACCGAACGATTGCATTTTATTAATACTAAACATTATTTATCCTGGACGTGTTTACCACAAAATTCAGTTCTTTTTGGTATTTCCTGGTATATACCTAAAGAAACGCATATGGTTTTAAGTTTATTAAATTTTTTCCAGAATTCCTTACTATGTGAATATTCATCAACTGTACAATGTGCGAGTTCATGTAACAAAACGTGGAATATTTCATTAGATTCACCATCGATACATATACCTATACTTTTACCCTTATTAACATTATATCCTATATATCCATTTGTATATCGATGTGCGGTAAGTGGAATTTCCCTGTATAACATTTTGAATTCCTGATTATTCGTTTCCTTAAGATGTTCCCTGAGTGTCCTGTATTTTTCACGAACATCTGTTAATTCCCGTGGTTCCCTCGTGTTTACGTATAATAACACGTTTATGATAATCAGAAGTATGGCGAGTATCATCTTATCATAAACATACATAAAAATTGAACCTTAAAAAATAGTAGAAATGATACGTAAATTTATCGATTTTTTAACGAAACCTGAACCACGACCCATTCTGGGACGGTGGGCGGTAAAATCGTGTAGTGAACTACTCACGTCCATAAACTCTGTTTATCAGAACCGCGACCACTGTGGTGACGTAATATGCCACCAACCTAAAAAAGCGGAAGAATATATTAAAACTGATAAAAGGTAATCATTTCTTATATACAAATTTGAAAGTTTTTCACTTAGTAACACCGTCAACCTTACTATTAGCCTGATATCATAACATCTTTTTATTAAACTTTGAAACGTTCACCGTCCGCACCATATTCATATTCAATCAAGTTACATACCCCAAAATCATGTTTACCGCCGGGCGGGCTCCGCCTTTCATACATTTTCTCTCCAAAAAATCTACTATATTCTGTATGTGGATTCATATAATTTGTATTTTTCAGTGTAAGACAGTCGTCCACAGATTTTTGTGAACATGCGTTTTCAATCCATTGAATCTCGTGGCTCATTACTTCCCCCATTTTCTCACCGAATTTAGTTGAATTGTATGGAACGCCTCGATTCATATAATCTTGATAGTACCTTGATTTTTCTTTTAAAACTTTTTCGAATTCTCCTCGTCCTTTTGATTCACAAACTGTTTCTTTCGTACCCGCCTTTGTTAGATCTCGATGTTTCTCGCGAAAAGCTGCCGCTGCTTCTGCCGCTGCTTCTGCCGCTGCTTTCTGTTCTTCTTCTAATTTTTTCTTAGCTTCTTCTTCCAAATCCGCAAAGTATTGAGCTCTTCGCGCAGCCGATCGTTCCGCGCGTTCCAACTCCTTAGCTTCTGCCTCTGCCACTTCTTCAGCTGAAGGTGGAGCTGGAGGTGGAGGTGGAGCTGGAGGTGGAGGTGGAGGTGGAGGTGGAGGTGGAGGTGGAGGTGGAGGTGGAGGTGGAGGTGGAGCTGGAGAACTAAATTTCATATCGTCATTTTCTAATTTAGATGGATCAAAAGACGATTCATCCTCCTTAGAGTATGGAAGTATAGCACGTGTAATATGAAACAAATCACTTTGATTTTTACTATTTCTATAAAATTTTATAACTACCTTTTTACCTAAATAATCTTTAAAATCATCCGAATAATCGACTGGTAATATATATTCATTTTTTGCCATATTACTAATATAAAGTTCCGGAGACTTGTATTCTATTTCGTGTATTAAACCCTTTTCATAATCCGATATTTCTACATATATAGTATTATATTCATACTTCTTTTCTGCAGATACCCAAAGCGTAAAAAACGGCTCTTTAATAGATTCATATTTTTCCACATTAATAATTTTATATAACAATAAAATTATTAACAGTATAATAAAAATACCCAATACTTCCATTTTATATAGAGTAATATTTTAATCATCATCATATACTCCCTTATAACCATACGCAGCGTACTCTAGATAGGGTTTTATTAATGGTTCGTTTACACGCATATCTTTACAATCATCAATCCAAATATTTTGCATTTCCTGAGAAGATATTTTATCAAAATTATTTACGGCCCCCCTATGATCAAAATATGGATATGTCGAACTACTATAATTGTTTTTCCAGCTATCATATATATCTTTATTTTCTACTTTCTGTAAACTTGTTACAATTCCCTTATTCGACAAGTATTTTGTACGGTTGCCCATCGTAGAATTTTTGTCGGGATCGTTTTTACGACACTGAACTAATTGAGAGCTAGATGTACCTTCATATGTTCTCCCAAAATTGTTTATTATTTTACCTTCATATAAGTCAAAACATAAAAGTTCACCTAAATCTGTTACCACGAGTGCGAAATTTCTCCTTTTTTCTTTAGTATTAAGCATAAACGTTTTATTTGGTTTCAATTCATTATCTTTGTAGAATATCAAAGAATGTAGTTGATTACCTCCAGAGATGAGAGATTGTGAATATAATTTAGTAGAAGTGGAATTCGGTGTACGTATACGCACTTTATATCTATCGGATTCAGCATCTTTAGTATATAATCCATCTTTAGGTATAAAAATAGCATAATACTTTTTATTTGGTGAATAATATTTCTTGTTTGGTACAATCTCACCATTATTTGAAAAACTGTGTAAAAATGGCATTCCACCAAGTAAACCAAATTTAGCATTTTCATAATCAGTTTTATTAACTTTATCTTTTGGTATAAATATTGGATTTTTAAGCAAACTCCATTCCTTACTACCACTTCCTGCACGCATACCAGAAATTAATCTATCGTCTTTTGTATACATTACGTATTTATCACTCACGGTTTTTATAATAAATTCACTTGTGGTGATGTCCATTCGGTATCCTCGCGAAAATCGAAATATACCATCGTCATGGAATTGACGTTTATATATATCATAGGGATCTGCACCTGGTGAAAAATAGGTGCCTTTGGTCGACTCACGAAATACACTCGGTGTTTGTAATATTTTCTTTAAAGAATACGTTTTATTAGTTTGATTATACTGTATTTTGAACCATTTTGAATCTGGAAATGTAGTAAAGGTATATATAGGGATTCCTATAACGGGGGTCATTAACTCTTTACCAAATGTCTGGTTAAGTTCAGATTTATTATAATTCATTTTGATATAAACGGTTTTGTTTTCACATTTCATTTCTTCTCTCGTACTGTCCCAACAAACATCTACTATTCTCGTAGTTTTTGCACTAGGTAGAATATCCTCCTCTTTAAAGTTTGGTGACCAACGTTCCTCGGGTCGTCCGTAGATGTCTAACGGTTCGTTAACAGACATTTTATTTCTCATAAACTTAATATCCATATATGAGTCGTCATTTGATATACTCCATGTAAAATACTTTACCGATTCTAAATTAAACCATACGATATTATTTTTCATAATGTTATAAAATGTTGTAGTTGGGGATATTTTAATAGTTTGTAATTGTTCGTAACTGAGAAAATTTTTCGTGTTCAAATGTTTACCCAATATAACCACGTTCCATGTTTCAGAACCATAGTTGAGTTTTGCATCTTCAATCTTTTTCTTAGCCGCTGCTATTGCAGCCGCTTTTTGTTCCTCTTCTAATTTTTTCTTAGCTTCTGCCGCCGCCGCTGCCGCTGCCGCCGCTGCCGCTGCCGCTGCTTCTACCGCTGCCGCTGCCGCTGCCGCTACCGCCGCTGCCGCTGCTTTCTGTTCCTCTTCTAATTTTTTCTTAGCTTCTTCTGCATCCTTTATAGCTTTTAGTCTTTCTTGTTCATTCTTCGCTTCTTCTAATTTTTTCTTAGCTTCTGCTGCCGCCGCTTCCGCCGCTGCTTTTTGTTCCTCTTCTAATTTTTTCTTAGCTTCTGCCGCCGCTTCCGCCGCTGCTTTTTGTTCCTCTTCTAATTTTTTCTTAGCTTCTGCCGCTACCGCTGCTAGTGCTTCTGCAGCTGCTTTTTGTTCCTCTTCTAATTTTTTCTGTGCTGCTTGTGCCTCTGCCACTTGTTCGTTTAATAATTTTTGAGCCTTAGGTCTAGCCGAAGGAAAATGGTAAAAACTATTCCATAAAATTTCTTTTAATATTGATTTTTTCATTGTTGGGTATTCCTCATAAAATTTATTTTCTTTCTCGAGTCGATCTTTTTCTCTTTCTTTCTCTCTCTCTCTCTCTCGTTCTGCCTTTGCTTCTGCTTCTTCTGCTGCTTTCTGGTCCTTCTTTCTCTGTATTTCTGCCGCTGCCGCTGCCGCTGCCGCTTCTTCCTCGTCCTTCTTTCTCTGTATTTCTTCCGGGGAATCACCTATTTCTGATACATTTACTTTTGCATATACATGCCACCATGTTCCGTTATTGGGCACTTGATGTGGTTCGAAGCGAAAACGAAAAGGCTGGACATATTCTGCATTTATAAAATTTTTATCAGATTCCTTTTGTTTTCTGATATATTTATTTATAAAAAATCGTTTATGACTTTCATTACTACTAAAAGATTTGGCATAACTTCGTGATTTAGTCTCAGCGTTAGAATTGTAAATAACGATTTCTTTTTCAACTACTTTTATTATTTTACCGCTTTCTAACTGAGGGGATGGAGTTGGAGCTGGAGGTGGAGGTGGTGGAGCTCTGGAAGGTGGTGGAGGTGGAGGTGGAGAAGCTTCCTTTCTGTTCGTAATTTTGACTGTAACATTAAGTGACCATACACGTCTTCCTGTTCGATTAACTTCTATTTTGACAACTGATATATCTGAAGCCGTGAAAGATCCCGCGCCAGACGAAGTGAGCTTTTTTGCAATATCGGCTTCAATTTCCGCTCGTTTATCACTTCCACTTTTCAAATAGTTAGCGGCGGCATCATTCGCCTGCTTTTCACTAACATACATTCCATGGGCAAATGTACTAGTAGTTACTTGAGTTCCTGAAGGTGGTGGAGCTCTCGAAGGTGGTGGAGCTCTTGAAGGTGGTGGAGCTCTCGAAGGTGGTGGAGCTCTCGAAGGTGGTGGAGCTCTCGAAGGTGGTGGAGCTCTCGAAGGTGGTGGAGCTCTCGAAGGTGGTGGAGCTCTCGAAGGTGGTGGAGGTGGTGGAGCTGGAGGGGTAGGGGGTAGAGGTTCTAGAGATGCTGGTGGTGGAGGTATATACGATTTAGTAATGCTTTTCTGAAATATTTTTGTCCCACTCTCATTTTGTGCAAAGTATGGTGTATCTTCCGGCTTTCCAGTACCTGCTACAGTCGCGCTCGTGATATAACACGTAGATCCTTTGGGTCTGATTGACTCCTGCCATCCATGCGTGTATTGGATAGAATTACAATAATCTAAATAATCACATTCTTCTTTGCATTCATCGATACTTATATCAGTAAGACGAGATTCCGAAGTTGAATTACCTGGAATGTCATCAGAATTTACAAATTTACCGTTCAAAGCACTAAACGGATGGTATTTTTTATTATGTGTAACCCATTGGTATTGGTCGGATGGAGGTGGAGGTGGAGGTGGAGGAGGTGGAGGTGCTGTGTATGTTGCCGAGAAAGTATCGGTTTTCTTTCCATTAAGTTTAACAACATAGTCGTACGAACCATATGAAGCTTCGGTAACAGCAAAATTTAAACTGGTTTCTCCAGCTTTCAAAGTGTGTGTTTTTAAAACAACGCCGTCACTTCCTTCAAATGTGATTATGAACGAATTGTGTGCGTTCGTAATGTTTGTGATATTCACCGTCATAGTTTTTTGTTTCACACTGAACGAAACTGTATAGGTTGGTACATATCTATAATTCGATGCTGGTGGAGGTGGAGGAGTAGGTGGTAGAGGTTCTAGAGATGCTGGTGGAGGTGGAGGTGGAGGAGTAGGGCGCACGGGTAATCGAATGGGTGCGATGGGTTGAGGTTGACTAATTTTTGGGGGAGATTTTTCTCTTGGTGGTTTTATAGATGATCCTTGTGTTGTACCATTTAAAATTTCGTCTTCATCTTCTGAATCCGAATCCGAATCAGGAATTTTCTCTTCTACAATATCTTCATCTTCATCTATTTCTTCTTCCTGAACCTCTTCTGCCTGAACCTCATCAGATTTTACGGGTATACTTTTATATAGTATAGTTAACAGTAAAGTTGTTAACATAAGAATCACGAAGATGGCGATATATATTCGCATCATACTGTTATAATCGATTATTTTATTTTACTTTTTTCTATACACAAACCTAAATTTACTATACAAATCCGAAACCGGGTTCCCTTTAAGATCTTCCCATAATGTTAAAGTAAACCCCAAATCCTCCATTCGTGTAAAAAATATATCCTTGTGTGCAATGGGTTCGACTTTTGGACCGTCTGCATAATACGGTGTATCGGCTAAATGGACGTATAACTTTTCCCCAAAGTTTCCTGAACTTGTATGTTTCATTAAAAAGTAGTTCCCTAACTCGTCTTTTACAGGTGTGTTCATGATAATCTTATCTGAATTCGGTATGATTCCTATGAATTGACCACCAGGTTTTATTCTATTTTTAATTGCTAACAAAGATGTCTCGAATAACTTGGGTGATTCGAATATATAGTGTAACGCGAAGTTATAACACACAACGTCGTATTTTCTTTGTGGACACGCAAATATATCACCTTCATAAAAGTTGACGCGTATTTTCATGTTTTTAGCACGCGACTTAGCCTCCTTAAGTGAATCTGGGTTTGGTTCACACATGCTTATATTTGCACCGGCATGTCGCCACTTTTGGAGATCACCACCGAATCCACATCCTACATCCAAAATACTGTCGCCTTCGCGGGTAGCCGATTGGATGAGGAGACGTTTAGACTCGTTATGGTACTTACGTATCTCCTCCATTTAATTTATAATTATTTTATTTTTTAAATGGTTATAATTTACTAAGGTTTAAAAAGAAGATTCTATTTAATATAAATGAAACCTATTATTAAATGGGTCGGTGGTAAGACACAAATTCTCGATAAAGTTTTGGAATCTTTTCCACATGAAATAGAAAATTACCACGAACTATTCGTGGGCGGTGGAAGTGTTCTCTTCGGAATACTCGAAAGTCAAGACATTACCGTAAAAGGTAAAGTGTACGCATACGATAAAAACCAAAAACTCATTAACATGTATAGACAAATTCAAACGAACCCCAGTGAAGTACACGACCATTTACTTGAACTCTTTACCACGTACGATACGCGAACCGGTACGGAAGTAAATCGTAAACCTGAAACCGAAGAGGATGGTCTTACATCGAAGGAAAGTTATTATTATTGGACACGTAAAAAGTATAATGAATTGATACCTACGACACCTATACATGCCGCGACGTTAATTTTTCTAAACAAGACGTGTTTTAGGGGTGTATATAGAGAAGGTCCTAATGGGTTTAACGTACCGTATGGACACTATAAAACGACGCCATTAGTGGTATCATTAGATGAGTTAGTAAAAATACAAGACCTTATAAAAAATGTGGTTTTCAAATGGTGTGATTTTAGGGTCGCGTTCTCACAAACCGTAAACGATGGTGATTTTATATACGCGGACCCACCTTATGCACCTGAAAGTGTTACAAGTTTTGTAGGGTATACAAAAGATGGATTTATAATGGATGATCATAAAGATTTATTTAAATTATTAAAAAGTTCTAAAGTTGATTTTGTAATGTCAAATGCAAAAGTCGATCTCGTAACTAGTAGTTTTAAAGAGTATAAGATAGACGATATCCCAGCGAGACGCGCAATAAATAGTAAAGACCCTTCGTCTAAAACAATAGAGGTGCTTGTGCATGGATATGTTCAAAAATAGGTCTCCAATCAGCCTTGTATTTCGCAGGAAAATAAATATCCTTTTCTTTACCATTGTTTGTAAGTGTTGTTTTACGCATAGCTGCGTTTTCACCTTTTACAAAGAAAAACCCTATTCCGTCCTCTTTCATTATTTCATACGTGTCTTCGTATTTCAAAGAGTTCCAGAAACAATCATTTAACATATACGAAAATCTAAAATCCGCATTTGGATACCTTTTCGAGTACTGTCTAATTTTATGAGATCCTAGACCGATCTTTTCGTCAGTTGTACCCGGACCGAGCTGGTGCTTTTTTTCAATGATATGAATATAATTGTCACATAAACGACGAAACATTCCGTCGGGTTCCAAATTTTTTATATATTCCTTTAACCCCTTATACTGTTGGAGATAGGAAATAGATTTATTCTGGTCTATATACACGTAATCATAACCATAAATCGAAATAATTTCACCGTCTTCGAAATCAGATGTTTCTTGTTCAAAGACTTTCCCCCACTGGTTCGTTTTTTTACCTCCTTTACCGTTTCGTTTCATTTTATTAATTTTATATAGATAACAAACCCGACTTAGGCGTTGTTTACAACCGAGACCTTATTCTCGGTACCGGGCGTCATATCATTACAAAGCCCGATATCCTTCGGTTTAATTTCTTCATTAATTTTCCAATTCCAAAGATAATAATGGTTACATCCCGTACCTTCCATGAACTTATGGTTACGGAGTTCTTCTTCGTCTACACCTGTATTAATACAATTATATACATCGAACCCACGGTTACGCGCCATTATTATAGCATCTTTTAAACAATTCCCTACGTTATAAAATGTATACGCTTGTTTTATGGTTTCACCACTCGATTTATGTACATAATCTAGGCTATAAAACGTGGTAAATTGTTCATTTTCATCGCTCAGGTACGTGTACACGGTATCTTTACGTGGAAGAATCCAATGTCTAACGTAAGATTCATCGATATTAAGTGAAAGTTTAAACTTTTTTAAATGTTCTTGTAACATTTTTGTAACCCGAGGTATATCATTTTCATTCATTTCCCTAAATTGTGACGTACCTAAAATGAGATGGGCTTGTTCTCTTGTGTCAGAAAACCTCATACGGTTTAATTTTTTAACGTTTATGAGTCTATGCCAATACGTGACTTTAGCGATGGGTGTAGGTAAATGCTTTACGACTGTATATATAGCCTGCCATCTATTTTGCAAATTCATACGTCTTTTGAGTTCGCCTATAAGCATAGGTGTAAATTTTGTATCTCTAAGATGTTTTGAAACACATAAAAAATTTATTTGTAGCATTTGAATTATTTTTTTATTAACACAAACATCTAAAGGTATACCCGATATAAAAGCAATAAGTTTACCATTTTCTTTTTCTCGAATAGCGGGGTTCCAATCATCTCTGTACCCCGGTGGATATAGCGTCCATTCAATTAACTCTTTAGAGTACATGAATTCGAAAAAATCATCCTGTATATAATTCTCTTTTAAAAATTCACAGAGTTCATCTACAGTACACGAACTCCATTCATATCCTTCGGGTAACGGGTTTTTTTCATACCTAAGTTCTCTCGATGAATTTATTTCACCATCATTTTTAAAAACAACTTTATCTTGAGGAACAGGTTGTTTATTCCAGAATTCGTGCATTATATTACATATAATACACTTAAAGTTTTTAAGCTTTGTTACTATATAAAACAATGTCAACTCTTGAACAAGATTACACGACCGTTCCAGGTCAATTATACGCATGCCTTTCTGTTATAGGACCGGAAGCACCTCAAAAGAATGATAAGTTTGGAATTAAGATTCGGGGTGCATTTAATTCTAGAGATGAGGCTGCATCACACGCTAAACGTCTTCAAAAAGAAGATGCGACGTTTGATATTTACGTTGTTGACATGTATAAATGGTTGTTAATCCCACCTGATCCAACAAAGATCGAAGACGTTCACTATTCGAATGAAAAACTCGAAGAACTTATGTCTGGATACAAAGAAAATCAAGCACAAGCGGCACATATGTTCGCGGAACGTAAACGCGATATGGTCGAAAGTGCACCAACTTTTACGAAACCAGGTGATGAAAACTCGAAGTATTATACGAAACCGGATGAACCACCAATTAGTCATCCAGCTGAAGTTCTCGAACGTCTCCAAAAGGAAAAACCGGACACACCAATGGAGGAACTTGTTAAGGAAGCTGATGCCACGGTTGCTAAGGAAATCGAAGAAAGAAAGGAAAAACGTGAAGCTGAGGCAAAGGATGCTCTCGAAAAAGAGGCGACTGAGAAGGGGTTCAATTCAGTTGAAGCAATGCAAAAGTTTGAAAAGGAAAAGTCTGAATCTTCTACAGAAGCTCAGGATACTAAGGGTGAAGGAGAAGTCGAGGAAGGTGAAGAGGTAGAATCTAAATAAATTTGTTATATAAATGTAAGAATGTTGAGTATTATACTAAATATAATCACCATAATTATTGTTTTAGCCATGGTCGGTTTATTTTTACGATTGTATGAAGATCGAAAAAGTAAATCGGGTACTGAAAATGTGAGTGCGTCCGATGTCGCACAAGATATACTAAAAGACCCACTCGTTGTAAGTCGTGCATATTTTACCGGATCTAAAATTGGTCCTATTGGTGATTTTGAAGGACAACAAACGTCACCTGAACATTTGTGGGTTAGAGGTAAACCTATCCAGGTCTAAGGATGACCGGTTGCATAGTCTTACCCATAAAAAATCCTAAAATAAAGGATACAAAAATAATAATGTAAGCAGTTTTATCTAAATTTGTGAATATATCTTCTTTTTGTGTCTGTTGTGAATATGGTTCATAATACGGTTGTGGTGGCGGAAAATAATACTGTTCGTTATTTTCAGGCTCCGTTTCGTCCGGTTTCTGATCTTCTTCTTTACTCATAAAATCATCTGGATTATAGTTTATAGGTGTACCAACTTCAGCTTCCATTTATAAAATGTAAACCTATTTTTTTAAGCCTATTATTACTCATCATCTTCTTCCTCATCTTCGTCAACAATAAATCCTTTTAAATTACCATTTTCGTCCATATCACTATCATCATCTTCAAAATCGTCCTCGTCATCTGTTTGAAGAAGATCAATATCACTTTCTATTTCCGACTCGGATTCAGTTTCATAATCATCGTCAGAAAAATCATCTTCTGGGAGATCTTCGAGTGGGTCTAAGCGTTCTGGAACCTTTGAGATCCTTCCTGAACGTGTACGTGTAGAAACAATTGCTTTTGTCATTATAAAGTAATGTATGTTTATTCTTTTAAATACATTACGCAGCGTTAATAGTTTCATTTATTAAAACAAGGCTAAATTCAGCATTTATACTGTTCGCTAACGTGTCTATTTCTTCTATAACACTCGTATCGGTAGAAACGGTGTATAATGCAAGTTCTCTTAAGTTTTCGAGTGCACGATTTAATAACTTTTCTGAAACTTCTGTATGTGTTTTATATTCTATAGCCATGTTTATATTGGCTAAAAATTCTTTATATAAAACTTCATTTAATCCCGAGTACGGTAAAGTTTCACGTATGAGTTTAGTTATATGTTTTGTACCTGTATCTTTTTTTATTAAAGATGATGCCAAATATACAACGAGTGCAATTAATATTACAGCTAACATTCTATAAAGTACTAACAATTTTATCTGTAAGATTATGTGCACGACATTTACATTTACACACCTGTTGTATATGACTTTTAAGTATACTGAATGAAATCGTCTCTTTACACGTGTCACATATTTCCTTTGTGGTTACAGTGTATTTCTTAACACCTTCACGTTTGAGTGATTCTATGACGAACGTTTCTTTTTTAACGATATACTTTTTTATAAATCTTTCGAGTAAGTTCTGTTCTGGTTCTACATCAACTTTCTTTTTTGGTGTGTATGTCTCAACTTTACCATCTTCGTAAAGAATATCTGTTATTTTTTTACTGAGTTGATGCCGCCTTCCCGAAAAATCTTTACAAAATCCGTATCGTCTTAGTACATTAGTAGTCGAAAAACACTTCTGTGCTATAGTATCACCTATTATGTGAAACCATACGTGATTGGAATTGTGATTACACCTTTTATTTTCACAATATTTAGAATTTGTTGAGACTAGAAACTGTTTGTTATATTTAAACATTTTAGTGATTGATGCAGTAGTTTGTCCTTCTACATTTTTACGAACAAATGCTTCGACGAGTAAAAGAGCCTCTTGGTCCTTGAACTCGTTTTTAGTTTGTAATGTTGTAAATGTAGCTTCTTTGTGAGTTCCTTCTATAATAACCGGTTCCACACTTTGCGTACGTAACGTTGCCATATGTAATATATCAACGGATGGTTTTTGTTCAGTCTTTTGTAATGTAGATGAAGGACCGTGCTTGTATATAAATATGGGTAAATATTCACTTTGTGTTTCTTTACCTGTGTTATTACATAACTCACACCCCTGACCGGCACATGCTTCGTGTTTTCCTTTTTTATGTGACCACGGCATACGGAACCCACTTCCTTTCGTATTACGTGAATTATTACCATATACCGAAATATCAACAATATCCTTCCAATCACGTGATCCGTACGCTAAGTTTAACGTATTTATAACATGATCTCTAATACCCAATGCAGATGACCTGTTTACAACAAAACCTGGCCAGTTTATATGTATACCTGTTTTTATGAGTGTGTCTACGGGTTTAGGTTCAGCGACAGATATCAAAGCGTCTTTACCACCAAATTTTGAGACCTTGTCACATATCACTTTACATACACTCTTAATCTGTTCAAATGACATTTCTTCGTCATCTTTATAATCAAGATCCATGAAAAAGTTGTAATTTTCCGTTTTCTGTTCAACGACAAATATCTTTTCACCGGAGTTATATACTTCTACACATTTTTCGTAAAAGTCGTTCAATTTATCAAATGGCACGGAGAGGACACCACCGTCCATGAGCACATGTGATAAATCGGAGTTATTAGCAAAACCTTGGTCTTTACACCAACGTTTAAACATACTTACCTATTAATCTATTTATCTTTTTATACTGTTTATTCATCTTCATACTCGTGACGCCAAATAGAGCGTCTATATGAGACTTCTGGATAATTTTCTTCTTCTGATAAATTTTTCTTTAAAACGAGGAGTTCATAAACTTTATCCTCTTTATGTAATTCAACGTACCTTTCCGCTCTTTCTAATGTATATGCGTGCCTTTCAATGAGAAGATCACGTATTTGGGATAAAATGTAGTTCTTAGACTTCATTATTTAATAGAGAAGGTTTTTCTATCGAGAGAAGTTACACACGCGTAAAATTCTGGATTGTTAAGTACGTTCTTAACAATACGATCCCATTGTTTTTTAGTACTGAACTCTGAAAGTGTTTCAAAATTCATGAAATCATTTTCATCATGTGTTCTCTTGATGGGCTGTTTCTGAATCTTACGGAGATTCATTTTCTGTTTTTCATCGTTAAACTTACGTATAAGTTCAGCCTGTTCCTGTATGGTATAGTTTACGAAAAACACGTAAACGTTATATTCCAGTTCCACTCCTGGACTTTCTGTTACTACAAACTTAAATTCTGTATATTCACCTTTTTTCAAAGAAATAACTCCTCTGGTTTCTTCTTCAAGTTCTCTCAAAGCACATCTAATGGGATTTGGAATCTCCCTTCGCCTGCACCCTCCGGTGACGAAAATCCAATCTTTGAATCTTCGATCCCGGACAGTGAGAAATCGTGGTTTATCACCTATAAAAGTGACGGGTACTGCAATTGCTTTATATTTTTTCATTGCTTATTTGCAAGTTATAATTGAATAAGATGATTATTCTGAAGATTCTTCTTCATCATCATCAACTTGGGTTTCTAAAACTTCCTCTTTTTCTGTTTCTACAACTGGTACAGATTTCACTTGGTGGTGGTCTGGATAAATGTGTCATGAGGTTTCCATAAAATCCTTTAACATTATCCATTTCTGATTTCGTTTTATTAAGTTCTCTGTACATGTACATTGTGGCAACAATACACATGAGCACGGCAACTATAGTCGCGGTATCGCGATCGAATGTAAACATTTTATATATAAAATTACGAGCTAATTTTTTAAGTTCCTATAATCGCACCCATGTGCGTTTTCTTTTCGGTTGGACACGGGTACCCCATTTTTCCAAATTGTATTTCCTGGTAATGACCTTCTTTACACTCCGCATTTTGAGGAGGTTTTTCTGGTTTTTTACCAACTAAATGATCTAAAGTACCTGATTTTGGGTCATACGTTATAACAAAGATAAATGCTAAGAGAAAAATTAATTGCCAAAACATTTATAATAAATGGATAAATTAAATTAGTTGGAATACATCAAACCACCCATACCATTTTCGATACGGAGGATGTTGTAGTTGACGGCGTAGATTGTATTAGCGAACGATGTATTATCGGAAACAAGTCTCGCGGAATCGAGTCTACTAAAGTTGAGCGAACCCGTTGGTTGAACCTTAGCCGTGTCGAGACAGAATGGAATCAATGTCACGTTATCGGCCGTACAGTTACCAGCAGTTGTATGGTAATAGATTGGGACGGAAGTAAAGTGTGGGATAACGGTCTTCGCATCAGTAACATCCGTACCGTTAATTTGAAGTTTCAATTTATCGGCGGCGGACATAGCATTTACAGCAACCAAATATTTCATTGGGTGATTGAAGTTGAGCTCTTGAGTCTTAGAGGCGGAGGCGATAGCTTTTTGTGTTTGTGTAATAAGCATGTTTTGTGGTGTGGAAGACAAAGCGGTACGCTCATCAGTGTCGAGGTGAATGAATTGAACGTAGACTTCCGCATCGGCTGTGGCTGTAGTACCCCACGTGATTCTCAATTCAACATCGTGATATTGAAGAGCAATCAATGGGATCGCCGACTGGGCATTCTCACAAAACGAAAATCTGAGTGGGTAGAACGTTTCACCAGAGTAAGTAGATTTAGAGTACGTTTGGTTCATAACAGTTGGTGCGAGAGTCGCAGAAAACTCATAATCTTGTTCATCAATGACTTGTCCACCAATGAGAAGTTCAACCTTAGAAATTCTAGCGTCCCAGTTAGTAAGGTTACCACCTCTATTAGCGATGTAGACATACCCGACCATGTCGCCTTTTCTTTCAAACCTGACGGTCGACATACCATTCGCGGATGGGTTGCCCTGGATAACCTGTTTCTCAACAGTTTGGGCGAAATTTGTGTGACGTTTGTAGTTGGACCTGAAAAAAGAAACTTCAGGTTGGCCGACGAGATGCGCATCTTGGGCACCTACGGCAACGAGTTGGGCAATACCTCCAGACATATTTTATATTATACTAAGGTTTTATTTTTTTAACCTAGGCAAATCCAATCGCATTCATATAAATATTTCCATATAAATTCGATAAGGTCATAAGTGCATGTTTGTCTTGGGTAATTGAAACATCGGTCGTCATCGCATAAAAATTTACATTCGTCAACTCTTTCGAAATATTTATATCACCTCCACTCGCGAGTATAGGTACGACAATTTGTGCACCTGTTATAAGATTTGAGAATACAAGATTTGAAACATCAGTTGTTGAAACGACGAGTGGTGCTGTACCATATGACTTTTCTCTTGCATCAATTGTTATCGTCCCTGAAGATATAGTTGCAGAAATATCCGTATTGGTTAATTTTATGTTTTGCGATGTTGTATTACCTGATATCGTAATGTTACTCGCATCAACGTTCCCTGATGTAACAAGACCACCTAATGTAAGAACATTTGCGGTTACATTTGAACCAACTGCAGAACTTACCGTATCATCTAAACCAAATGGTGAAGCGAGCAATATTTAAACCCCCTATGGTAATGTTATCCGCTGAAACATTACCCGAAACCGTGAGTACATTAGACCCGTACGTGTTTACTGTAAGATTTGCGGATGCCGCTGATGGACCAATTGCTACATTTGCATCTTCTTCGTGTATGTTATCAAGTGTTGAACCACCTTGTCCCCCTGAATCGTATATTTCACCGGTTGTTGTGTTGAACGATAAAACGTTATTTGAAGGTGATGCATAAGCCGGGTCAAGTTTTATAGCGTTATCTACTTTCAAAGATGCTACTGCACCCGCCGACGATTTAAGTAAAACATCACCGGCATAATCAATTTGTTTTGTAGCTGCAATGTCAATATCACCCGCGGATGTTAAACCTGTGGTCGTATTATTAAACGCGACGGTGTGTGTTGTCGTTGCCCCTCCATCTGTAATAGTTTGTAAATCTGAAGAAACGTCGTCCCACGCTATTCCAGTCCCGGAACTTCGAAGGAACTTTTTAGATAAATTTGCGCTACTAGCGAAAAACCTCAATTCACTAATAACTACTGCAGTTTGACCAGTACCACCTCTTGCTTTTACAACTAAGGCTAAATATGTATAAGCACTCGCCCCAGATATGGAAACTGTATGTCCACTACCACCGTTATACGTAGCGTGTACAGTAGATGACAATAGACTTGTCCAACTGGTATCATCATTACTTCCCAATATTTCCCACGAATCTGGCGCCTGATTGTCATATGACATTCTCCCCGTAATGTTAACTGATGATGGTGCAATTCCAGTCGAAAGTTGGAGTTTTATCCATTCACCGGATACACCACCTAAACTTTTACTTCCCGTATAGGCACCCGAAGTACCATCGTAAACATTTTCATCAGAATGCCAAAAAGTATTTTGCCCCGGGGTAGTTTTATCAAATGCTTTCCATATTTGACCATACTGATTACTACTTGCAGTCGTTGTGTACGTTATTCCTGCAATGGTTTCACCCGAATTAGCCGATGATGATAGTGCAGACGTTGGGTATTCGACAGTAGTACCAGCTGGTGTATAAGGTGCAAGTTTAGCTAACGCAGTTCCAGATGCTGGACCTAATAACAATTCGTTTTGTGCAATTGAAGTTAAACCGGTACCACCTCGAGTAGTAGCAACCTGGCCGGTATGGGAAACGTGTCCTAAATCTAAGTTTGTTAACCCCGAACCACTACCAACGAAGGTTTGAGAATTAACCTCTTGGGCATATACACTACCATTTAATGCCTGTATTATAACTCCCGTACCGGTTAATTCTAAATTATCCGCGGTCATTTTACCCGTTGTCGTGACGTTACCCGCCAAAACATTACCACCTTCAACACTCAAAGTCATGAATTGATCCGTTGTTGCGTTCGTAGGAACGATATGTGCACCGTGTGGGTCACTGTGTGTATACGCGATAACGTATTTTTTCTCGTCGCCCATGTATCCCGCAACTACATTTGCGGTTGGGCGTGTCATAATTATACCCATATCTATGGTGTCAATGACATTCGCGTTACCTAATTCTATAAGGGGATCAGAAATGACATGTATATTACTGTCTTGAAAAAATGTTTCGCCCTGTACGTTCAAATTACCCGTAACGTATAGGTTTGAAGACACGAATGTGTTATTAGTTGTGATATCATGACCTATTGGACCGTCAATGAGTTCATTGTCATTATTCACATACGGTATTTTACCTGAAGACAGAGTTGTACTTTTAAATATAGAAGCTGTAACGTTACCCGTAGCAACTACGTTACCCGAAGCTGTTAAAGATGTTACCCCATTCGTAAATGAAATTTCATTATTTGTCGATGCACCCCCATCTGTAATAGTCTGTAAAGTCGAAGAAACTTCATCCCACGATATACCCGTGGATGAACTTTTAAGGAATTTTTCAGTTGGACCAGTCCCTGGAGCTGAAAATCTAACTTCAGAAACAGCGACCGTACCCATACTAATACTACTCGTCAGCGTCGTTATCTGGACAGCAAGTCTAAAATAGTTGTATGCAGCAGACCCCGATATTGTCGCTGTATGACCATTTCCACTATTCCATGCGACTGCAGTAGATGAGCTATGTATTTCAGTCCAAGATGAACCGTTGGTACTTCCGAATACTTTCCATACATTTGGTGCGGGGATGGAGGTTGTTTGCGATGGAATTATTTGAATAGATGTGGGTGCGAATGCAGTTGCTCTATATAACTGTATCCATGCACCAGAATAAGATCCAGTGGTGCTAGACCCCTCATAATAACCATCGAAACTCGCATAACTCTCACTCGGGTCGTTATCAGATCGCCATATGGTAGAATTATTATGATCAAAAGCGTTGTTGGTTGCCGTACCTGACCCGGTCGAAGAAGCGGATGATGTATACTGAATACCACCAATGGTTTGTGTAGTACTTGACATTCCACTTGGTGGAACTGTAATAGATGTTGGACCCGTGTAAGCCGAAAGTTTAGCTAACGCATCTCCAGACGATGGACCTAATAACAGATCGTTTTCTGTAAACGAATTTAAACCCGTACCACCACTTGCAATTGCAATAGGAGTACCCGTTGTAACGTTACCTGAAACAACTACGTTACCTGAAGCTGTTAAAGATGTTACCCCATTCGTAAATGAAATTTCATTATTTGTCGATGCACCCCCATCTGTAATAGTCTGTAAAGTCGACGAAACTTCATCCCATGATACACCCGCGGCTGAACTTCTAAGAAATTTTTCAGTTGGACCACTTTGTGAACTTGTAAATGAAAGACGTGACAGTGTCCATCTGGCGTCGTTCGACCCAGGGTTGTTTATATTAGTAACAACAATAGCAAGGTATGAATAGGCTGTTGTATTAGTAAAAGACTCGGTAATACCATTTGTGGAATCTACAAGTGTTGTAGACGCGTGTAATTGTATCCAATTTGTACCGTCAGTACTTCCCAAAATACGCCATGAATTTGGACGAACAGCCCAATCCGGTCCGGTGTTATCTGGTCTTGCTTTTACAAATACCGATGTTGGTGTTATAGCACTCGCGAGTTGGATTTTTACCCATTCTCCATTTACACCACCCAAAGAATTACTTCCCGTGTACCCGTAAGGAGAGGAATAACTATAAGTTGGTGGGGATGGGGATACATAGTTGGTACTATCATTTCCATCAAACGCCTTATACGTGTTTGCGGAACTATCACTCGAAGATGCGGTATTTCCACCCGACGAGTTAGCGGACATATTTGCTGGAACCGTACTACCAGCTACTGGTGCATAAGCTGCAAGTTTAGCTAACACAGTTCCCGAAGATGGACCCACTAATAGATCACCGGGTGAAATTGAATTTAAACTTACGACATTGGTTGTTATTGTATTTACATTTACATTGTCACCAATAATATTACTCGATACTGTCCCCGCAGTAACAGCGTCAACTTCTAATGAAGTGACTTCTAGTTTATTTGTTTTTAAATAATTGGATACATTTACATTACCCGTAACATTTAAGACATTTTCCGCGGTATCATTCACATATAAATTAGAACCGACATCTAACGTGCCATCGACGATTACATTACTGTATGCCTTGAGTGATGTTGTTGGGTTTGTGAGATGGATTGTATTCGATGTAACATTACTTTTATCCGTAACAGTTTGTAAAGTTACATTTGAAAGAAGACCACCGTCCCCTATATAGTTTTGTGCACTAACATTACCGACCGTTTCGAGTGCATATATAGATCCTGTTGGTACATTCAAACGAAGTTGTCCTTCATTACCTATACTTAATGCATGCGTGGGTGAAGTATTTGCTATACCTATATTATCTGCGTGAAGTGTACCTGTCTTAATAGTTCCTGAAACTTGAATTTTGTTTGTCGCATTTTGATCTATAGTAACACTCGAACCAGTAAAAAATTTATTAGCTTGTACATTACCTTCAACTTTTATGGCTTCTGAACCTGTATTGGACATGAAAATCCTATCACCGACAGATAACATATGGGTAGGAGACGTATTTGAAATACCAACATTTGAACCGTGATCGGTCGTAAACGCAGTTGTTATATTCGCAAAGTGTGGTATACTATTTGAAACAACATTACCTTGGACAGCTGCACTATCTAAAGTAACACCACCTAGAAGGGTTGTAGGAACACTCGAATCAACAATTTCTTTTGTTAATGAGGAATAACCGACGAGATTAGAACCCGCTAATTCAGCAACACGGAGTGGGGCCATATATATAGAACCCTCGTTGACTGCATTAATAACAGAATTTGTAGCATTAAAAACAACTGTGTTTTCAGCCTGGTCATCCGTAGCATGTTTACCAAACCGGATTTTGGTAGACCGCTCGATGGTCGGTAAGTTTTTAACCATTTAATATAAGTATGTATTTTAATTTGCATAGATAAGACCAGCCATACCATTTTCAATACGAAGTATATTGTAGTTGACTGCGTATATAGGATCACTAATGATCATGGATTGACTGACTATCTTTGCAGAATCTAATCGACTAAAATTGAGCGTTCCTGTCGGCTGGAGTGAACTCGTCGATAAGCAAAAACAGTATAAGAAAAAATCGGGGGACGTAACAAAATTTGTATGATAATAGTTCATAACGTCTATAAAGTGTGGTTTCGCCCATTTAAAATTACCTATATCTAAACCGTTTATTTCAACCTTTATTCTATTGGTTGTTGACGTTAATGCCCCTTCGGTCGTTGTATCCGAAGATGCAAGATATTTGACCGGATGATTAAATGTCAATTCCTGTGAAAGTTCATTTGATGGAATACTTTTTTGAACCTGTGTAATAATTAAATTATGGTTACGCGAAACGAGGTTACCACGTTCTTCGTTATCGAGGTAATAATAGTTTGAATAACACTCAAAATTATAGTTACCCGCATTTGGTCCCCAATGTATACGTAATTCGACGTTATGATAATGTAAAGCAACTATGGGTAAAGCGCATTGTGCACCCTCACAAAAGAAGAATCTAAATGGATAGAAATAAGAGCGAGCACTTATACCTGGGTGTGTACCATTCGCACTTTTTGAAACGTTTGTTGCAAACGTATCGATTGCTATTTTTTCTGTAAAAACAGCATCTTGTGTATCGATAACCTGTCCACCGATAAGAAGTTCAACTTTATCTATGAGTGTATCCCACCTCTGGATATCAAGCGCCTGTGTATTATTATCAATTGTTAGATATGTATACCCTAACATATCACCTGTTCGATCAAAACGAATAGATGACATAGAATTCGCTTTCACATCTCCCTGAATAGTTTGTTTTTCAACGGATTGTGAAAAGTTAGAATGTCGTTTAAACGTTGACGTAAAAAAAGATATTTCTGGTTCGCCCATAATGTGTTCGTCTTGAGCACCAATTGCTATAAGTTGAACAATACCAGATGACATTTATAATAAGAAAAGGTTAAAAATACAAGTGCACGACGCCCTGAAATAATTAATAGGATACGTTTCTTCTCTTACACACAAATTTAAAAATAAAAATTGCATCCCCACATGCGGCTGTGGTACCATCTTGTTTATCTAAATTAAAAGTTAACCTATCGAGTTTACGAATTGGGTTATAATATTGTTGAATAATTGGGTATTCATTTCTGAAGAATACCGCTTTTTTAGCACTACTTGCGGCGTGTAGTGTGTGTTCACATATAATCGTACCAAAAACACCGTTAAGGTGATTATCATCAGCGTCTTCAAGGTCCTTTTTTCCACGTTGTGAAAAATTGGTTTTAAGTTGTTCTATACCGATGTGTATACACTTTTGATCATCATCACTCGTGTTAATACTCGCAGCAAGTAATTGCACCTGGACAACATTTTCTAGAGGTTTTGGTAAATGAAGTGTAAATTCTGTGTTATCTGAACCATGATCCAAGTTATCAAGAATGACGGTATGGTGTTCATATTCGAAATCGGGTAAAGTGGATTGACTAGTCACTAGAGCCATTTATATATACTGGAGATTTTACTTCATCTTGTACCCCGCTTGTTCTCGAACAAGTTTTTGGCCGTCGCATACACCACCTTTACTGTCGGAATAGTATGCATCACCCAAACATTCTTGAGTCGATGGGATATCGAAGAGCGAACCCGTATTGACGGTTTCGATTTCGACATCTTTACCCTGGTATCCGCTGGTACGGAACATTGTGAGAACACACAATACTGCGATGATGATGACGATAGCTTTGATCGTGTTTCTGTTGGTGGCGTTAAGTTTCATTTATATTGAATCAACATTTTTTATAAAGTGCGTTAAAGAGATTAGAATAGTTTCAATATAAAGAGTAATAGTAATGGACGGTGAAATTATTCTTGATCGTAAAAATACGAATGTCATGAAACTTGATGATAATGAACAGGCCCTGATGAACGAAATTGAAATTGATGTTCCTCGACGTCAGCCTGTGAAAAAACAAATTTCTCAAATGAAAACACAATTTACAGCACCAAAACCACAAGTTTTTCAGGAAGATATTGATTCGTTTGCTAACCCAAATAAACAAGCACAACCATCTGTACCTCCACCAGAAGCACCACTTGATTATCACGAATATGACGATGAACCCGAGATGGACTACGGTGGTGGCGAGGGTGGATATATGATGGAGGAAGAGGAAGAAAAACCATCACCAGGTTTTAAGACGGTTGACGAAGAGAAAGCGGATCTCGTGAACAAACTTGGACGATTGGAAAAAAAGGGGTTTACTGTCAACAAACGTTTGAATGCTTATTCCCCTATAGACGAACTTAGAAACGAAGTAAAACGAATAACATATAGTATAGATGTAGACAAATCAATTAAGTTTTCGAGACGTATGCTTATTGCGTGTACTACAGGTCTTGAGTTTATGAATAAGAAATATAACCCATTCGAGATCCAACTTGACGGGTGGTCTGAAAACGTTATGGAAAACGTCGACGATTATGACGAAGTATTTGAAGAATTATACGTGAAATATAGATCTAAAATGCACGTCGCCCCAGAAATCAAATTGATTATGATGCTTGGAGGCTCAGCGATGATGTTTCATTTGACGAATAGTATGTTCAAATCGGTCATGCCAAACATGAATGATGTGATTAAACAGAATCCAGGACTTGTTCAAAACATGATGTCTGCAGTACAAAATACAGTACCAAAATCACAACAAGGTTCCGAACCTTCGAGTGATGGTAAACACGAAATGCAAGGTCCAGGGTTCGATATTTCTAGTCTCATGGGTAACATTATGATGCCACCAACACCACCAATGAACACAACAAGTATTCCAGCTCAAGAACCAGTTGTATTAGACGACGACGAAGATGACGATATTTCTGATATTGCCGAGGCACCAACACCAGGTGATGTCGAAGAAGGTGGCGACGGGGAATTGCGTGAAGTTAAAGTTACTCAGACCAAAGCTAAACGTGGTCGAAAGAAAAAATCAGTCGAAATTAATTTGTAAAATATAGTATATGATAGGGTATTGTCCATTAGACGAAGATCCTATTGAAAGGCCGAGACCTTCACGAGAAGTATCAGTCCCAGTCCAGGAGAAACGTAAAAATTCTACTGGTAGAGGAGAAGATACGGAGTGTAATTATGTTGTTTTGTTCTTTATTGCGGGTGTTATCGCCTTAGCAATCATGGACACGCTCCCATCACGAAAGTAAGTAAACAAAACTTTCTACCATTCTGACATTTTCCAGAATGGTAAAAATAATTATTTTAGTTGTTCAGGAATGACGAATCCATCATCGTCAGTCCAGCTTGTATCGTACATGTGTTTATCTTTTCTTTCACCTATAACTAACCAACTAACGGTTGCGGTAGAAGATGTGTTTTGACATGATATTGTAAGTATGTTTCCAGATACGGAACCCTTCACTGCGTCCCAATCGGATTCGTTTGATGTAAAACATTGAACGTTTCTATTCAGTGCTTCAAATGTACCACTTGTCATTTTAGAAACAGTATCTAAGTTTATAGAAGCACTCCCGTTTTCTAGTTCAACTTTACCTCTATATATGAGATCAGCTTGTGGACCTTCTATGAAAGAGTGGTAAAGATTGTGTGTATTACTCATATTTGCAAGTGGGTGATCTATTTTGAAGGAACCACTACCTTTTGATAACGTACCTGTACAGTTTATATTACCAACAACATCTAATGGGTACGCCGGACTTGATGTTCCTATACCGACGTCCCCACTATAATATGTATCTATCACCTTATTAAATTTTAATTCACCAATTCTCAAGGAACCAGGTGCTGGACCTGAGCCACCACCAGTTCTTTCAACACATAGTCTAAAATATGAATACGCGACTGAGTTACTAAACGAGATAGTTGTATATTGTCCGTCGGTATACGTTTGTCCCGTAAAGCTATGTATTAAAGTCCACGTCGAACCATTCGTACTTCCCAAAATTTTACCCTCGGTTGGAGCGTTCGCACTTCTAAAATTCTGAGGTGCAATTTTTATTGAATCTATGGGTATACTCGTTGGAACCTGTAACTGTATCCACTGACCATCTACGGTTGTGCTCCCGTTATATGTTGTCGAAAAACTACCAGTATAAGTTCCAGTTGGAGACCCTGTATACGCAAATTCAGTATCCATCCACGATTCTGCCCCTATGACATTATTAAATGCGGTATATGCGGTACCCGAACTGGCCGATGCTACATATCCACCCGAACTCGCGGAAGTCATCGTAACAGTTGGATGTGATGCGACTGTAGCGTATGACCAAATTTTATTAGTCCAAGACATTGCACCACCACCACTCGATGTGAGTACTTGTCCACTCGTACCCGCGGCACCATTTGCATGTAAACCACCTGTTACATTTATATCACCCGTAACATCTAACGGATAAGATGGATTTGTATTTAATATACCAACATTACCCGAGGGTCTATAAATATCTGATCCCGATTGTGTCCACTGACTTGAAGCACCCACAAACGTTTGTGCGACCCCGTTAATCCTGAAACTACTACCAGTAGACATGTTAATATCCCCATTAACATCGAGTTTATAACCTGGACCTGTTGTTCCTATACCCACGTTCCCTGTGTCATATTTTATTACCATTTTAGAGTCATTTATATCTGCATTTACCGCATTATTAGTCGACTGGTCCAAACAAAAGTGTAAATTACAACGACTATAACTACCAGCACCGTCGGCTATTATAGCTGCTTTAAAACCAGAAGTTGAGTCTATATTATACGGTGTACCTAAAAGTAGTCTCGCGTTATTATGTTCGCTCATATTTGTTATGACTAAATCCGCATAACTACCATCATTTGAAGTCGAACCATCAACTACGGTCAATCTGTGTCCCGTACCTATATCATTATCCTCGCCTATTGTTGTATCACCACTCGAATCAATTCTAAATCTTTCGGTATTAGCTGTTGTAATTGTAAACGTATTGTTGGAATCTATCCCAAACGTTTGTGCGACCCCGTTAATCCTAAATCTACTACCAGAAGATATGTTAATATCACCTGCAACGTCTAATTCGTAAGCGGGTGTACTTATTCCTATACCGACATTACCACTGTTATAATAGGCGTATGTACCGTTCACTGTCCAAACGGATGAGCCGCCACCACCCCCACCACTTACCGTTGTCCATGACATCACACCCCCACCACTCGATGTGAGTACTTGTCCACTCGCCCCCGATGAACCATTTACATGTAAACCACCCGTTATTCTCATATTACCGGTAACATCTAAAGGGTACGCTGGAGATGATGTTCCTATACCGACGTTCGCATTATTATAATATATATCTGGATAAAGCGTGTAAATTCTAAATTCACCTATATATACACTGTAATAAGAGTTTACATTGTTCGCTTCTATATCTTCACAAACTAACCTAAAATAGGAATACGCGACTGAGTTACTAAACGAGATAGTTGTATACTGTCCTTCGGTATATGTTTGTCCCGTAAAACTATGTATTAAAGTCCATGTGGTTCCATCGTTACTTCCCAAAAGTTTACCAGATCTGGGAGACTGGTCGGTAACGGGAGAGTAAGGATATGAAATAGTAAAAGGTGCAATATCTATTTTATTTGTGATAAAACTTGCTGGAACCTGTATTTGTATCCATTCTCCCAATACACTAGAACTACCGTTGTATGTTGTCGATACACCATCAATATGAACACCAACACCACTCGAATTTCCCTGATATGACTGGCTAGTCACCCAACCGTCAGATCCTACTGTACCATTAAATGCACGCCATTCTTCGTAATTCCCAGACGCAGCCCAAATACTACTAGACGATGTTGTATACCCACCCGAACTTGATGAATTCATTGGTGTATTAGGGATTATATCATTAATTATCCAAGGACTAGCATAAAAACTTCCTCCATTTTGGTATATATTACCAGTGAAGTTTATATCACCTACGACGTCTAAATTGTAAGCGGGTAATACTGTTCCTATACCCAAATGATTATTTATAATTGTATCACCTCCAACTATCAATCTTTGTGTAGGTGGACCCCATTTATACATATCTTGAATTGTTGGTAGGTATTCGTCAATGTATCCCAAATCCATTCCTAAAGGATTTTTATAACCGTATGCTATCATACCAATATAACAATCTGTTATACTATCACCACTTACGTTTGATCCTATAGTAAATTTGGTAGTCCAATTTGTAGTAGAAGGTTGGGTACCCGTAGTAATAGTATTATATCTCTTTCCATTTATATACATAGCATTACCAGTACCATTATCATCATCGAAATCAATATATACATGGTACCACTTGTTCGTGTCAAAATACAGTACAGGTGTTGATTCTATTGTATGTGTACCGAAATTCATAATAATTCCTGTACTTGATAATTCGAGTTTCATACCATTGTTTGCTGTACTACTTGGTGTACCAATAGTTAGTAAGGTTTCATTTGATGTAAGAGACGATTGTGGTGTTGTTAATTTAAACCAAAACGATATTGTATGACCAGTACCACCAGAAGTATCATAATTATCATTAGTAGAATATGAAGATGAAGTATGCATATAAAACGCACATTCAGTTTCACTGTACCTGAAATCATTTGATATGGTACCATATGAATCACCCCTATGTTTACCAATCCATGGTGAACTGTTAATTGCGATTAGATTTGAATGTATCTGATTTGAATTTTCAAAATTGAATATACGAGGTGAACGCGTATCGTAAATGATTTTCCAAGACCATTTATCTGAACCATATACATTTTGACCTTCGGGCCAACCAATGTTAACTCTACGTCTAGTAAAACAGTCGCCTTCTATATCTAAAAGCGCTTTTGCGTTACACTGCATTTCTGACGTTGCATGCACATTTGCAGTAGCATTATCTGGTATATGCATTTCGGCGTTTAATTTAATGAGACCCTGTTGATTCATGGTTATAACTGGGTTGTGATCGTAATCACCATCACCTTTAACATAAGAGTCTACTCTAAATTCGTGTGTTTTGAAACGTATCATATCTTGAGCTTCGCGTTGAGATTTCTTAGAGAATATGAGTTCGGAGTACCCTTGTTCCCATTCACTATAATTTAAACTATCATAATGGTATATTCTATTTTCAATTTGTGTTTGTTTATATGAATTGTCTCTATATGTACCACCAAATGCGATTTTTTTAGGGTATGAATTGTTCGTTGTACCATCGTTAGGTCCGATAACTAAAGTATCGGCCGCTAAATATCCACCCGTGAGTGTATTACCATCGATGGTTTGTGTTAGTTTAAAATAAAAGGATGGTATAAAACTACCATTTACAGCACTTGCCGATACTATATTACCTCTTGATATACAAATGGCACCAAGTAATCCATCAACGTTACCGTTTTGACCTATAGTATCGGTGATTTCATTCGTTACTTCGAAAAATGCCTGACCGTTAAAGTCATAAACCATTAAACCACCTTGAAAATTCCCATATGGTGTGGCGTATGAAGAAGGTGCTTTCAATAATAAACATGCTAAACGTTTACCCGAAAAATCTATATCAAAATATTTACCTAATCTATCACCTGGTTGTTGTCCAATTACTCTACCAGGAGATAAGATCATTTCTGAACCTTCCCGCTTCCAAGATTCAATTTTACCCCAGTGTGCACCACCTTGTGAGCCAGGGAACCCGTACCTTGGTGAACCACCAAAAACATAAGTACCATCTGTTGAAATTTTAACTTTTTCACCACACGATGGAAAATCCCACGCGTTTGCCGTTTGAATTGACAATGTTAAATCCTGTAAACCCTGTTCAGAGTTCCCTGTTATAAAATCAGTTGAAGTCATAGTATTCCATGAATCAGTACTATACAATACCTGAATATGACCCAACATAGCTATACTTTGAAGATAATCATCACTGTACCGCGGTTTACTATCATTAAAGACGGCACCCGTAGTTACATGTTGTATATTTGTCGCCGTTTGGTCAAACCAGTTTGATCCCCGGATTGCATCGACTGGTGTACCTGGTGCACCTATAGCTAAATATTCACCATATGATGATATATGTACACTATGACCAATTCTATGTCCAGAAGTTGTTATATAATAGTAATCAGTTCCGTCGTTTATTACAGGGTATGTTGGTGTAAATAGGTTATTATTGTATAGAGTGTATCCACCAGAATTTGAATTACGTACCTTATATACAAGTTGATTATTAATAGACGAATAGAGATACAGAACCCATACTTCTCCATGATCATTCGGTGTACTATCTCCAGGTGCACCTATTGCTAAAAAACTTCCATCATTTTTTGATAGAGATACAGAATACCCAAAATTGATAGATGGTGTATGAGAAACTGAATATAACAAAGTTGCTGCATTTCGTTCGATTGTTGTTGTTACAGGATTTGACCATATACTGGAAGTACTTGTGTTTGCGCTATATACATAAACGTTATTTTCTAAAGGTGATCCGACTACAGCTATGTCTCCGTCCCATGTACACGAAACGTCTTGACCGAAACCACTTGGTCCGGTTGTTGAATATTCCTGTGTCCATGTATTTGCTGATTCATTATACGCGTATACTTTAAAAGTATTTGTAACGTTAGATGTTGTAAATAAATACTTTTCATCGAATGATATATCCAACGCTGTAGCTTTAAAACCTGAAAGAACGGGTCTTACACGACTACCAGAATTATAAGACATCTATTATACTATAAGAATTAATTAAGGATTATATTTTTCGGTGGTCTTTCTGCTACAACTACCATATTTTTTACATTTAAAGACCGAACTGTCATTGTATCTATTTTCATAGACCCACCGACTGGTGATGTTATTACACCACCAACAAATAAGTTTTTTTCGATAAACGTATTACCAGATCTTACGCTAAGTACGTCACTTGCCGAATCATTTATAGAAACATTTGATCCTATATCGAGTGTGTTTGTAGGTGCCGTATTTGAAATACCGACATTACCACTATTATAGTATAGATCATTAGCACTGTTTTGTGTCCAGTAACCTCCTCCACCAACTCCCCCACCACTGGCAGCAGCCCATACTGGAATGCCACCAGAAACTGTAAGTACCTGACTAGTAGAACCTATACTTAAATTTGAAAGTGTATTTTGACCCGATGCATATATCAAATCACCCGTTTCAAATGCATCTGTTATACCTGAACTATTACTTATTATGGTTGAATTTTGTAAGTTCGTGATTCTCGTAGAATTAGCTGTCAAATTCGATTCTAAATTACCTATTCGTGAAACATTACTTGTCAAGTCTGTACTTAAAGCGACACCTGTGAGAAATGTACCATCCCCGTTTATTCTTATTGCGTTTACATTTGAAACAAATATATCACCTTTATCATCGCGCGCCACGAGTTGGTTCGATAAGTTTGAAACGTTTCCTAAAACTCTAATATTCGCGTCTGACAAACCACTCCATGGACCACCGGTTATATAATCATCCGTGTATAAATTTGCAGGTGTTGACGAACCTATATTGGCAATATTTTCCCATGTAGGTGCATTACCGGTACCATTTGTTTGTAGAAAATACCCAGCTGTCGAAGGTGTAAGTTTCGACAAAGCTGACGAAGCGCTCGCATATAACATGTCTCCAACACCATACGATGTTATATTAGTACCACCCCTATTTACGGGTTGAACTTCTGATTCCAAAGTTCCCATTCTCGTCGAATTACTAGTCAAGTCTGTACTCACAGTACTTATTCTCGTAGAATTATCTGCCAAGTCTGTACTCACCGTACTTATTCTCGTAGAATTATCTGCCAAGTCTGTACTCACAGTACTTATTCTCGTCGAGTTATCTGCCAAGTCTGTACTCACAGTACTTATTCTCGTCGAGTTATCTGCCAAGTCTGTACTCACAGTACTTATTCTCGTAGAATTATCTGCCAAGTCTGTACTCACAGTACTTATTCTCGTCGAATTACTCGCTAAATCCGTACTTATAGTTCCTATTCTCGTCGAATTACTTGCCAGGTCCGTACTTATAGTTCCTATTCTCGTCGAATTACTAGATAAATCTGTTTCTAAAACACCAACTCGAGACGCATTACTCGATAAGTCTGTACTTACAGTCGCTATTCTTGTTGAATTACTCACCAAATCTGTTTCTAATCCGCTTACTCTCGATACATTACTCGTCAAGTCTGTTTCCAAAACACTAACCCGAGCTGCGTTACTTGATGTATCAATGGCTAAAGCGATACCTGTGAGTGATGTACCGGATCCTATAAAAGAAGGTGCAGTTATATTTCCCGATGAGATTATGGTACCTGAAGTTGATAAAGAGGTTCCCGTATTTGTAATAATGATTGAATTTGTTGTTTGGTTATCTTGATTCGTAACTTGTTGTAGATTTCCAACTGCTCCCCCCGAACCTGATATACCTGTTAAAGCACTCCCATCACCCCTAAATTTGGCACCGGATATGAGATTTATATCTATGGTAGCTACGTTACTATTTTCTAAAGCTTCCTGGAGTGTGGATGCAGTTCCACCTCCACCTCCACCTCTGTACTTTTGTATATTACGACCTGTATTACAACCAGCCATTCTTATAAATACGAATGATTATTTTCATGGTAAAATGAGGCATTTCCCTTTAGTGAAATCAGTAGGTTCTTCGGTTTCTGTTTTGGTATTTTGAATCCACCTTGTCGATACACTTTGAGACGTTTATTGTACATGGCGTGACATATAGACCACTGATCGAACATGTCGTAAATATGTGGATTGTTCTTTTTACCGTGCGTTTCACGCATAATCCGTCCAATTGATTGTACAATATCAGACTTAGGGGTCGCAAGTATAACCGTATCGAGTGAAGGTATATCGAGACCTTCGTGTGCTTGACTAAACGTCGCAAATATGATTTGTTTTTTACTTGATTCGGCTAAATCAACTTCTTTCATACCACCCATATAGAGTCCCGACGTTTTCTTGAAACTTTGGTGGAGTACTTCACAGTGATGTCGACGATCACTTAATACGAGAACTTGACGCGTCCCCTTAACAATATTTTTTATAAGATTTGCTATAACGATGTTTCGTCACGATCTTCGGTAAGTTCGGTAATCATGGTCGCTAATGAAAGTTTACCGAATCGTGTACACGGCGGTGGATCTTGAAAACGTGGACATCTATATTCAATTGGAAACACTTCGACCTGTTCTTGATTTTCACGTTCAATTGCAAAGAATGTTGGTCCCATGAACCAATGTAAAACTTTAGTAAGACCATCTTTACGGGTCGGTGTTGCCGAGAGTCCAAAAATGTGTTTAGGACATATTTTAAAAAGAGATTGTGAAAATACCTTTGCACATATATGATGCGCTTCGTCGACGATGAGTGTACCAATAGTATCGAAATCATTAAACGAATACTCTTTTAAAGAAAGTGATTGGAGCATAGCAATGACAAAATCACAATCGGTTTCTAATTTATTCTGTTGTACTACACCTATAGTGGCACCTGGACAAAATTGTTGAATACGTTCTTTCCACTGATTCGCGAGAAACTCCTTATGTACGACAATCATGGTTCGGTACCCGAGTTTACACGCTATGGCCAAGGATACTGTCGTTTTCCCAAAGCCACAAGGAAGTGAGAGAACGCCGTGCCCAGATTTAATTGCTGCTGCCAAAGCATCATTTTGATGTGTTTCATCACGGAGTTTTCCATTAAATTTACAAGATATTTTAACTGGCTTAGGACGACGATCTTCTTTTGCTTCACCAAACTTTTCTTCACCGTAAAATCGAGGAACGCATATACCTGTTTTTGTTTTTCTGAATACCTTAAAGGGAGGCGGCGGAAATCCGAACTCTGTATTTACAACGGCACGTACCGTGAGTTCTTTCTTTATTTCCGGTGTCTCACCTGTGAGATATCCCGAGCGCGTAAGACTCATTTCTTACTCTTAGTTTCTATACTTTATATACTTCAATACCCATGAATACCCACTATGATCATGAGCATTCCAAACACCGTTAAATTGAATTTCAGTGAGTACCGTATCACCCTTTTTAAGTGATTGAACGGGTGTATCACCGTCGACGTTACACATGACACGTCTATACCTGAACGGAACTTTTACTTTTAAAACGTTACCTTCGAGTGGGTCGTCTAGTTTTTGGGGAAATAAAACAACACCCGTTTTATGTTCGTGTAATTCTCTGATATAGTCTCTTACTTTATCGGGTAAGGATATTCTAATATATTTTTTTTCATTGTAATCATACATTGGTTCATAAACAGTTGAAGTTACAGGTAGAATCATTCTTTTCGTGTATATATTATAATAAGAAACAAAACTATAAGTATGAATAAAACGTGTGTAATTAAAACTGGTTGTAATGGTCTTCTCGTTTCGAATGTTTCATGACAAAATGATCTTCCTACTTCTATAGCGGCTTCTATACTCGAATAGGGTGTTTTTCTTTCAGACATCATACCACATAAAGCAACTTTAGAAGATTCTCCGTAAAATGGAACTTGTCCGTATAAACTCAAAACCCCCGATGATTGTTCAAACGACCATTTTCCATCTTTCCAATATGAACCCCACCCTATACGAATACTTGCTGGTTTTGGTACACATAATTGTTTAATAACTTCACTTTTAAGGGTTTCTGGGTCGGTCGATAAAACTTTTTCATTGAGATTACATATAACACACGAAACTGTTTTTTCGTCACTAAGGACTACGGGTTGTAAATTAAACTCGGTTTCCATAGCATATTCTAAATCACGTTTTAGGTAAACGAATTGGTTCGATCATAATCTAATAAAATATTAATACACCCGTACGTACTCGGTCCAATTTTTTTAAGTGCGTCTTTACCCCAATTCTCACCTACGAGTTGTAACGCTTTACTATTATCTATACATAAAACAAGCATATCATCTTTTATTTTTGTTTTGTTTGTAAAAGTAGCTTCATATCCATCTTTTTCGTAATGTAATTTTTCAAGATCTCGACCAAACATAAATGTAGCACCCTTATCTACGAGCGCCTTTTGCATTTTGTCAGACATGACTTTACCCGAAACCTTTTGAACGTATTGTTTAGATAGACCCACGTGATCAAAACTCTTTACAAATTCAAATGCTGACATGGTTTGCCCAAACAACTCCGTCCATTATTAAAGGTAAAGCCTTGAGTAATTTTTCACCCGATTCGGAAAGTTCACCGAGTGCATCTTTGAGACTTATACGTTTGTACTTTTCAGGTTGTGCTAAAACACGTACCGCAAGTGACGCTAAAGTTAAATAATCTCTGGTTTAAGATTTTTAAATACTGTTTTATATACATCGGTATTAGCGGGTTGAAACATATCATCCCATTCAATACCCATTTCTTCGAATAAACTATTCGTGTTTATGAATGCATTATCAAACACAATTCTATGTGCGTGTAAATCTCGTTTACCCCCAGATGGTTCCCACCATGATCCACCTGCAGATTCTTTACGATCGTATATTGTAACTTCATGGTCTGTTGATCTGAGTATTTCCCATGCGACTGACATACCGGTTGGTCCGGCACCTATTACGTGAACTCGCATTTATATATACACACAAATATTATTTGAAAAAATTTTCATAGTATAATGTAAGATGGCACTATGTGCGTTAAAACCTATTTTAATAAAGCCACCATCAAAACATAAAACTAGGACGTGGAAGTTTGCTGGTGAATTTTTGATACGGAAACAATTTCAAAAAGATCAGGTAAAGTTTGGTGCATGGACGAGGGAACAGATTATTGAACTCGGTCCTACGTTTATAAAATTGGGACAGATCGCATCTTCACGCGTTGATTTATATCCTTTAGAATTTACGAGAGAATTAGAATCTTTACAGGATGATGTACCACCAATAGATAGAGACACGATTGTAGACATGATTGAAACACACGTAAATTCGGGTACATTTTCATATTTTGATCACGAACCATTCAAGTCTGCAAGTATAGGACAAGTTCATAAAGCAACTTTACAAAATGGTAAAGAAGTTGTTGTTAAACTTAGACGACCTAAAATATACGAAATAATGAAAAGTGATACTGATAATATTAAACAAATCGTTGCATTCTTAGAAAACGTTGGTATAGACACAGGTACAAATACGGGGTATGTTCTCGATGAATCTATTGATTATTTATTGGCTGAAACTGATTATGAACAGGAAACAAAAAACGCGAAAAAATTTAGGAAATCTCTCAAAAAAATAGATTGGATGAAAATACCCAAAGTACATGAACACTTGTGTACACCTGATATGATAGTTATGGAATATGTTCCTTCAGAAAAACTATACGATATATCCGACTCAAAAGTTAATCGAAAAAAAGTATGCGAAGCACTGATAAATTCTTACGTGATACAGACAATGGATAAAGGATTTTTCCACGCAGATCCACACCCAGGTAATTTAGGGTTTTCGAATGATGGTAAACTTGTTTTTTATGATTTTGGTTTGGTTATAGAGATTTCAGATGAAATGCGACAAGGATTTAATGAACTATTTATACATATAATAAATAGGGATACGAAAGGTATTGTTGATGTTCTTATACGGTTAGAAGTAATTTTACCAACAACATCGGATACGAGTGATATAGAGCTCTTTTTTAAAACAACACTTAACTATTTAGAAACACTCGATGGAAAAAACATAAAAAATGAGATACTAAACGATGAAAACCTTCTAAAACTAGCACAAGAGAAACCATTTATTATACCAACGGCTTTTGTATACCTTGCAAAAACGTTTTCAACGATTGAAGGAACGTGTGTAAAACTTGATCCAGATTTTACGTATATAGAATATCTCGAACCTATACTTAGGGAACAGGTTTCTGATGCTATAGATATAGGAAGTATATTTTCAACGGCGACAGAAATGCCAAATCGTGTAAAAAATATAAGTACGGCTCTTCTGAGTATGGAAAAATCACGCGCATCCTATGAGACGATCTATGGAAAAAACGCGGCGAGAAATGAGGTACGTACAATACAGTGTTTTATTGGCTGTTTTTGCAGGTAACTTGTTGGAAAATTACAAAGATGTGTCTATATTATTAACATTGTTAAGTCTAGATTTAGCATTTAGGGCTTTTCGTAAAAATCAATAGCGGTCGTTTCTGACGCAGGTGTGACAGAGGTTTTATTATCTTTGAAAAAATCTTTATGTTTTTCAAATAAACTTTTAGTTCTTTCAACTTCATCTTTGGCGATGTCATTTATTTTTTCTTTTATACCATCAACTTCTCCATCTCTTTGTTTACGAAGTTTTTTACCAAACTTCTTAAACTTTTTCTGTGTGAAGCAAACGTCGTTGTTACTTCGAAAGTGAAAACATTATATTACTTATATAATACTAACATTTTTTATCGAGACCCAACAGTCGTAACTTTTGTTCAAATTCTCGACGTTCACCTACAGATTCAATTGGTGTACCATTTGCGATAGCTTCAATTTCTGGTCCTGATAACTGGATTGCATTCATTCTAAAATCCATAAATGCTTTCATGGTAATCGGTACCAGTGGTTGTACAAGTTCATAAATAGCTTCGGCGTAATCCCTAATTTCTTTTTGTGCACCGAGTTCCATTCTGAGACGAAGATAATGCATGAGATTATGTAAGTCTATTTTCCAGTAAAATTCTGTATATGTCGATTGAGTAAGTGTACCTCGTGATTGTTCTCTACACACGCCGTCATCGAGTAGGTACTTGTATATTTCATATGAATTATCAAAGTGTTTATTTAACGCATTTTCACGATCAGTGTTAATATCAATTTCACCTTCCGAACCTTGGTGGTTTACCTTTGACTGACCACGTAAAACTTCGGTTTATAATATTGTTCTGGAACTATAGAATATCGTGCCGAGTATTCATTTACACTTGCCATTCTGTGTCGCATGTGTTGACGAGCAATATATATAGGCATTTTGATATGAAACTTGAACTCGAACCATTTCGAACGGTGTGTTATGCCAATGACGCATTAAATATCTAATAAGACCCGCATCACCTCTCGATGTCGTCGTACCTTCTCCGTAAGAAACCCGGGCGGCTTGAACAATTGACGTATCAAGATTTTCTCTCGGCATATAATCCACGAGTCTAACGAAACCATGATCGAGTACTTTTTTCTCCATTTATTGTAACTACGGTCATAATCTTTAAGATGTTATCCGAGAGCGATATTCGTAAAAAAATTACCCAACTTCGTAAAAGTGAGGGTAAAATATATGCACCACTCAAGTATTTCAGGGGACTAAGTACACTTAAAAACGTTGAATTGAGGTACAAAAAGATGTTGAAAAAAGACTACACACCTTTCAAAACAGATAAAAAAGTTGAAACGAGAACATCGAGTTATACATCGAAGTTTCGTAAAAGGTATCCAGGTGTAACGAAACTGAAAGATATATCCAAAGTGACAGGTATACCATTGAAAACTTTAAAAACAGTATACGATCGTGGGTTAGCCGCATGGCGAACTGGACATCGACCAGGTGCAAGTCCACAAGCGTGGGCGTATGCGCGCGTACACAGTTTTGTTGTTAAGGGGAAGACATATTATACGGCTGATAAGAATTTACGTTAGTTAAAGTTTTGGAATAATGTTAATATATCATGGAGCCAAGGTTAGACGAAATCATAACCGTAAAAGATAAAGAAAAGAAATATAATTTACCTTATTTTAGCTACAGAATATGTTGTAACCATAATGTGAACGGTGAGTTAGAATTATTAAGATCTATCATCAAGAATACACCCGGGGCGTGTATTTTTGACGTGGGTGCAACTGGTTCGGTATTTCCAATTGAAATAAATGAAGATATGTCTTTACACTTATTTGATCCTGTTTTTAAACCATCTGGTAAGAGTTGGGAAAACACAAACGAGTATACAATGTATAAGAAGGAAGTTAATTATGATTCGGAAAACGTTACCGTTAATAAATGTGGATTAAATGATACAGATAATACACTTTATGATTATTGTAAAAAAAATGACATTTCGAGTATAAACTTTTTGAAAATCGATACGGATGGTCACGATTTAGGAGTTTTGAAGGGTCTAAAAGATATACCCGTTGATATGGTTCAGTTCGAATACGATAATTTTTATAGGGTAAATAATGATTTGGATATAGACGATATGTTTAAAATGTTACCTGATTGGAACTTTTTTTACGTCTTACCAAATGGTTTAATACCTATAGAAAAAATGAGAGACGATTATATTTATACTAATATTTTTGCATCTAAAAAATACCCAACTAATATAATTAGAGATTTTAAACCTATAATGGTCGGAAACACAATCGAAACCGAACACGTAGGTGAATTTATGTTAGATGTATATTGGGAATTGAAAAATAAAACACCTGACGTTTTTAAGAACGTACACTGTATAGATTTAAACAGTCCAGATATGAATTATGAAAACTTCAAATTAGACGAGGTAATGAAAAGATATAATTCATTATACGACCGTTAGATCCTTAACTAAATCGTCTATACTTTTATAGTACCGTTTAAGATCTTTCATAAACCGTTTATTATTTTCGAGAACCTCGAGTTCGGTTTTATTCTTATAAATGTACGCTAAATTTGATTTAGAGTACCGCGTTCGTTTTTGGTTCTCGTTCGGTTTACGAGGAACAAGTTTTTTCGACTTTTTCGAAACGCTTTGTATAGGTTCAATACGTTTCGTGAAACTAATGGCTTGCATGACCGTATCAGCAAGATCATCTTTCTTTTTAGACGCATTGAATATAGGAATCCAGTGTGCATTTACTGTATTATTCCATATGAATTGTTGACACCGCTCAATAGATGCCTTCTTACGTTTCGTATACATGGCTTTACCAGGACCCGCAAAATCGGGTATTTGAAACGTGCATCGTAAATGATCGTTTCCGCTTTAGGGTTACGTATAACGAAATAGGTATGAAGAAAGTGTTCGACCATTTTCATTTTTCTATTTTTATCGGGTTGTTTTTCAATAAGAACCGTATCCGCTTGTAAAACCCATGGTTTATCATCTAAATGGTCTCTTAAAGAAACAAATAAGCCGTCTTTATGTTCAGGAGGTACACCAGAAACATCCCACTGAACAATAAGATTAGACGTTTCGTCGAGCATACACATTGCTAAATTTCGTATACCGACATCTATACTTAAAATCATAATATAAAGAAAATTAAGTTCTTTAAGCTTTTATTATCTACGCATCATCATTGGCATTCCACCACCTCTACTCATTTGATTAAATCCCTTACGCCCATTGCTGTCTTCCACCTTTTGATTTTGACATCGTCATCCCCGCCATAATTATGGACCCGCATATGAGAACACACGCAATAACTGGTGCCCACATAGCCATACCGTATGCACCAATAATACCAGCGGCGGCATCACCGACCGAATCAACAACCTCCGCGGCCCCCTTATTTTCGGTTTTTTGTTTAGCTTCTATTTCTTCCGCTAATTTGGTAACGGATTTGGTTTCCATTAATTTTTTGGTCATATCGGCCATAACAGCGGTAGCAGCGACCTTCGCCGATGCATCTTGTGTAAGATCGAGTTGACCACCAAGTGTACAATCGTAGTTTCCGATTTCAATTTCAGCTTCGTTGGTCGCGACTGCATTACCAACAACGTCTTGAAGGTTTTTCTTTTCGAAAACGTTTTCAACTGTTGTTTGGATATCCTTTTTGATATCGATTTCTGTATTCGATTTATCACCGAATTGGAAATTACCAGCTTCTGAAGTTTTTTCCAGAGCGGCCGCAACTTTACTCTTCATATCATTTGCAATTTCTTGCTTCGATTCCGCAATAGATTCAATGGCTGAAGTTGCTGATGATTGTGCATCGGCTGTTGCTTTTTGAGTGAAATCAAGATTACACCCTACAACATCACCCAATTTTACTTTAAGTTTGTTGGCGGCAGTTGCTGCAGCCTGAACTTTTTGTGAATTTTTTTGTATATTCTTTTCAAGAATTGATGTTGTCGATTTTATATCTATAGATTGTCTTACAGATTGACTTCCGCCACCACCCATTGTATTATATTACTATAGATTACAAAATATTTTTACTTAGAAAAAATGTTACTTTATACTAAATGATGAAGTTATTTACCAGGAAAAACATTACTATCGCAGTCACTATCTTACTTGTCGTATTCGTGATATACGCACGAACGGGACTCGAAATGAGTGAAGGTGATAAAACAAAAGTCCGCCAGTACCTTACTGAAAATGGGGATATTATAAAGGAGGGTAGTATGCACTTTCTCGTGTATGGTGAATTTAAAAAAGTACGAGCGATGAAGATAAACTCCGTGAAGTTTTGGTCGCCGCTAAAGAAGGTGACACGGATAAATTAATAAAATTCTCGACGATTTATAAAAATCTCAGTACAGAGTAGTAATAATGGTCGATTCATGTGAAATAAGATTATGGGAACACCCAGATTATACAGGTCAACGATGGAAATCTTGTTAATAGTTCAAAACCTGAAGGTGATTCGTGGATTAATGATAGAGATTCATCTGCTAAGATTTATGGTAATTGTAAAAATACATCTTACCTTGTTTTGAACATCCAAATTATACGGGATATGCATATATTTTAGGTGAAGGTGATAATATACCAAATTTACACGATGGTAATAGTCACGGTAAAGGTAAAGGGTCAGGTGGTCGAGACCATAGATGGTATAAACGAGGTGATAGAATGAACGCTGTACAGAGGATAGATATACCTACACAAAATATAAATGAAGGTCGGATGCGACAAGATATTACGATATATGGTAAGCGGGTAGATTGGAAACCACATGAATGGGGACATATTCCAGCTATAACAAAAGCATCTGATGCTGGTGATAGCGATCAGTGGTTAACATCTCCAAGTCCAGGTGTATACGAAAAGGGTAAACCGTGTCCCGGTGGAGACGCGTATTGGAAAGGATTCCAGAAAATCTCGTGTGTATACAATGTTAAAACTGGTTCTGGGTTAGGTCGTCTCCGAACTTTACACCGCGAACAAAAAGCTTCTACTGTTTCGAATGATCCAAGAAAAAATATGTATGATAAACTGGTAACAGACTATTGTGATAGAGCCGATAGATTAGAGGATAGAGTAACGTCAGAGAGTGGTAATGCTAGTAAGTGTAGATCGATTGTTGATGCAAAGGCATTAGCAAAAGACTATTGTAAACAAGGTGATAAGATAAAAACCGATGCTATGTTATGTACGAAAGAATCAGATAGTCTCGGACAAACTCTTTACGATGAACTTGCCTCAAAGTATTGCGACGCGAACCCAAGTGATCCATTTTGTGGGTGTTATAACGTCGTGACGAATAAGTGTTTAACTGAAGAAAATAAGGATTTACCGGGGTGTAAAGTAACGTATCCTACACGTGAATCTATTAAAAAAATGCCTACCGAGTATAGATCTAATTTTGATGGTACGGATAAGTGTTGGGGTAATGTATGTGCGTCTAGTACGGGTAAATATGTCCCCGAAGGTACTATAGACGCACTTTGTAGTAAAACCGTTGCCGTTTGTATAGCAGATTTGGATGTCGGTGATTTAAAAGAGAGTGGTGTTAATATAGAACAGAATTGCGGGAGTAATAATCAGACAACGGACGGTTCTACCGAGGGAACACCCGCGCCAATGCCCAATTCAACTACAACACCATTGGAAACTACACCTACACCTACACCATCACCCTCGAGTGAAGACGAAGACGAAGAAGAAAAAGCGTTTTACGAAAAACCAAGTGTTCAAATTGGTACGGTCGCATCTTCACTCGTTTCTATATCTTCATGTGCCATGCTCATAATGCTTGCAATGTAATTAAACTTAAAGAAAAAAAGTAAGTTTAACTTATGAATGTGGTGTTGGTGGTGTTGCCATCCATTTGAGGGCACGGCTTTAAGCATGCCCCATAAACACGACGAACGACGAAATAAATTCTATACGTCCGGTAACTTCTGTTCATGGAGTTGCATGAAAACATACGCAATCGATAAGTATGGGTGTAATCGCGGTGGACTCATATGTGGTAATATGGTCATGATGCGTCGTAAACTTTTCGATAAGATAGGAACCATAAAAAGAGCACCGCACCGACAAAGACTCATTGAGTTCGGTGGTGACTTAACAATAGATAAATTTAGAGAAAACAATATAGTCGACGTAGAAAAACCTAGAGAAGTAGAAATAGAACCTTTACCGGAACGTGTTATACCTATAGTTTCAAATACGAAAAAACTAAGTGATATAACGAGTGCGTCCGGTAAAAACGAAACACTACGTTTGAAAAGGGAAAAGCCACTCAAACGTAACGAAAATAACTTGGAAACAGCTTTAGGTTTAATCATTAAGACCAAAACCTAAATGTTTTCTTTGTTTGTTCGTGGGTCGTGATTTTGGAAGACATGGTGTTTTCCGAGAGTGAATCCATTTCTCACCATCGTGTGCGATCCACTTTAAATCGTATTTTTCTATAATTTTTCGACACATAACACAAGGTAGTGATATACCGTCACCGTAACTGGTTTCCCGGCATATCACTAAAGTTCCATGTTTTCGACTGACCCATGACGAAAACTGATGTAAACGAAACCCTTTTTTAAAAAATGTATGTTTCAATTTTTTTATGAGCCGTCTTTCTGAACAACTTATACAGTCACTTTCGACTTCACTTTCACTCCCTAATTTGGTCGTATAAGTAGTCACAGTAGTATATGACATTTGATTATACGAGCGAATTATTTTTAATATCGTTACAGTTAGTACACGTGGGTCCGGAAAAAACGAAGGAACAGTGATCACACTCATTCAAAATAGTAACATTGCGTTTAACGAGTTTGTTTTGGGAATACAAAATAAGGTCCCTGATTGTGTATACACCATACATGACCATGGTTTCTAAATTTGGAAACTTCATTATTATTTATACGAGAAGAAACTTTATATTATGTTAATTATTTGAAACATCCAAACAACTTTCTACACCCCGCACTTGTTTTTAACATAACGGCAAAACTATCAATCATACCTGGAACCATAGCCTTGAGTAGCGTTTCGAATTCGGTATCAACATCACCTTCATCGATTTGTTCAATAATGGAAAAGATCAAGTCCGTGACGAGTTCTTTCTTATCAGGACCGGAAATATTTTTAAGCTTTTGAGCTTGGAGCATGAGTGTAGAAACCAAAACGCATACATTTTCCTTGGTAACGCGTTTACCTCGGTACCGTTCAACGATTTTCTTCATTTCCAGTGCAACATTCTTGGACTGTTTCGATTTAGAATCATAGTTTGATACAATCTTTTCTGGGGTTTTTTGGGACATTTTATATATCTATAAGAATTAATTTCTTTAATAACTATAATATGGATACAAACGATAAAATTGCATTCGTTGCCGTACTTATCGGTATGGGACAAATGGGTATACTCACAAATAAATTAATAAACACTAAAGATATTTCATATTATAGCACAGAGTATGTTGTATCTGGTATCATTGCCAGTACACTCTGGACTATTTACCAGTATAGAAAAGGTTCAAATTTTTCAGCTATATACTCATCCGCGGGTTTATTTTTAGGTTTATATATTTTACAAAGACTATTAAAGGAAAAATCCGTTAAAAAGGAAGAATGAAAACAATTATACACAAACTACAATTCGGTACAGTTCCACCAAAAAATAAAAGACGAAAACGACCAACAACAAATGCATCTAATGGGAGTGAAGGACCTCCACCACCTGGACCAAATTTTCCATATATTGAAGTTGTAAATGGACGGGCGGCGATGTATGGGTCTGTATTGGGACTTACAAACTGGGGTCTTACGGGTTTGAATGTTGTCGAACAAATGTCATACCCACCATTTTCATTGATAGGTCTTGGATGTACTCTGTTAGCAACGTATTCGGTAACGAGTGCTTTTACGACATTAACAGAGGAGGAGTTTGAGTTATTCGCTATGCGAAATGTAGGACGAGGTGCTATGGTTGCATTCACGGGATTGGCAGCCGCTGGTATTTTGGGTGTTTAAGAGTGGTACATTCGTATTTTTAACAATATACGATACAAACTTAATCATATTCATTTTTTCTTCGAACGTAAATGTTCCTGCGCCACGCAACACGTGGGCCAAGAGCATAATCATTAAATATATAGATTCATGTATTTCCATATTAAATGGCCTTCTTCCTGAAGACTTCTCCTAACTTAGGATATTTTTTAAATGTAAAAAAGGACCCAGCAAGTAGCAAAATTAACCAACCACCAACGGACAATTTCGCAAAATTTTTATCACTTGACTTAACTGTAGCTTCACACTCGGGCTGGCGCATGATGTCCACGGCAATAGATGACGCAGTAAGACCCATAATCGCGTATACGATTGTAAAAACACCACCTTCATTACTTACAAGTTTTTGAGTAGAAGGATAGCTGGAATTGTTATGGCAATAGTCATGGTATGACTCATGAACATTTTAAGGTTTTGGTACTTTTCAGAGCTTTGTATACCTTCACATTTGTTATATTTATCAATACCGAGAGCAGTAATGGCAATAAAGAATATACCAAGTAAAACGGTTAATCCTACCTGAGGGTATCCAATTTCGGTTTCAATTTTACCACTTTTTAATTTATTAACTACACTGACGAGTTTAGGATCTCTAACAAGTGTTGTTTCAGACATATTTACAATGTACTGAGAAATTATTTTAAATCCTCTGATACCATTTCTTTTATCATATCTTCGAGTGATGTAGATCTTGGGTTCCAATTTAATTTTTGTATAGCTTTTGATGGATCACCGAGTAATTTATCAACTTCCGTTGGTCTAAAAAATTCAGGGTTTACTCTAACAACGATTCTATCTGTCTTGGTATCTATACCAACTTCTTCTACACCTTTACCTTCGAATTTCAAATCTATATCGACGTGTTTAAATGCTATACGTACAAAATCACGTACAGATGTATTTTCACCTGTTGCTATGACGTAATCTTCTGGTTCGTCTTGTTGTAGAATTTTCCACATACACTCAACATAATCGCGTGCGTGTCCCCAATCGCGTTCAGAATTTAAGTTTCCAAGATATAAACAGTCTTGTTTGCCTAAACTTATGTTAGCGGCGCCAAGTGTGATTTTTCTAGTAACGAAATTTTCACCTCGTCTCGGTGACTCATGGTTAAACATTATACCATTACATGCATACATATCATATATTTCTCTATAGTTGACTATAGACCAATACCCCATGAGTTTTGAAACACCGTAAGGTGACCTGGGATAGAACGGTGTATTTTCATTTTGTGGTACTTCACGAACTTTACCAAATAGTTCTGATGTAGAAGCCTGGTACAGTTTACACGTTTTAATTTGTCCCGATAATCGTATAGCTTCTAAAATTTTTAAAACACCTATACCATCGACTTCTGATGTATACACAGGCATTTTAAACGATAAACCTACATGTGATTGTGCAGCGAGATTATAAATCTCATTTGGTTGAACAGATTTTATTGTATCGGTAAGTGCGGGTAAGTCTGTCATGTCACCATAATGCATATGTAAATTTTTATGGTTTCTATATTTAGGTTCTATAATGGTATTAATACGAGATTCGGTATAAGATGAACGTCTCTCTATACCATGAACTTCGTATCCCTTTTCAAGTAAAAATTCTGCTAAATATGAGCCATCTTGTCCGGTAATACCTGTAATTAAAGCGATCATATGTTAAATGTTCGTTTAAGTCTTTAATTACATTAAAGAGTCATATAAATCATTACTTGATTCCGGAACTTTATAGTTACCATTATTGTCCCAACGATTATCTTGTTTTTCGATTGATTTAATATGCCATAAAGCAATTCTTGGATCAGCTCGTAATTGTACCATTTTATCTGTACCAGATACAACTTCATGTAATCCACGAGACCATTTTATATTTTTGTCATTTTTTAAAATACGACCTTGATAATCTGGCCAATTTATCCAATCGAGTTCATTTGTTTTAAAATTGCATTTTTCAAGCCATTCTTGCGTAAACCCTGGGTGAATATTTATTCTTGGTACCATTACCAATTCGGCTCCAGAATCGTGTATCATTTTTTTAATATTTATAATAAGATCCTCTTTTGGCATTTCATCGGGATCTATTATAAATATATAATCACCTAAACACTTAGTTAAATGGAAATTTCTATGATCTGCAAAATTACCATCGAAGTCCTTTTCACACGTTACTATTTTATCACCGAAATATTCGATGACGTTTTTAACATTTTTAGTAACATGTAATGTATCTATTAAAATATTAATTTCATCTTCCCTGTCCTTTACTTTTAGTAAGAACGATACGAGTGAAAATAAATCACGTGATTCGTTACATACACAAATAGCGTAAGATATTCTCATTATATTAAAGAAAAGGTGTTAATCTTTAATAATGAACACTGTTAATACACCGAATGGTATATTTTATATAGACGTAGAAGATTGTTGGATACGCAACCATATGTCTTCCGGTAAAGTATTTGAACATCATATAATTAATGGTATGCTAAAACGATACATAGAAAATTCTAAATATGTAGTCGACGTAGGTGCAAATATAGGATGTCACGCGGTAAGTTATGCAGGTTTTAGTCCTGATATCAAAATATGGGCATTTGAACCACAAGAAAAATTATATAATATTCTTACTAAAAACGTACAAATTAATAAATATAACGATAGAATTACTGTATATAAAAATGGTTTAGGTCATCGTAATATGACATGTAACATGTCTGGATTAGACACCGCAGACAAAGATAATTTAAGAGGTGGGTGGAATAAAGGTGGTCTTGGTATTGGAAAGGGTGGTGAGGAGATAATGGTTACAACATTGGATTCATACGAGTTACCGGGTTTAGATTTTATAAAAATTGATGTAGAGGGTGCCGAAGGATTGGTTATAAAAGGTGGTGAGAAAACTATATCAAAATATAAACCGATAATATGTTTTGAACATAATTATCAGAGAATAGATCCTTCTGTCGTTGGTTTAAAAGATGTTAGTACTCCATTTGAAGAATTGGTAAAATTGGGGTATAAAAGATTTGAATATTTGGATTGGGATAATTATCTGGCTTTTCCAAATGATAGTAAATTTATATAACATATGAAGAGACTTTAAAGAAATGTTAGTTATATATTAATATGTTCGGTAAAATTCATGGACGGTTTTTTTTACATCAGGATCTTGGTATATCGAGTGATGATACACCATCTACGTTTACACTTTCTGAACTTATAGAGACTTACCCATATTGGCAAAAAATAGTAGAGGAATTAAGAAATAATTATGATACTGTTAATTTGTGTACAATGTTCGAAACAAACGATGTACATCCAGATATCATAGATAAAATGAAACTTTTTGATGAAGTTATAGTACCATATGATTATCTTAAAGATATATTATTGAAACACGGAGTTAAATGTAAAGCATTAAATTATTGGACATCTTCACTCATTCGTTCGAAACCTAAAGTAATACATAAAACACGCGATCCTTCAAAACTTGTATTTTTGTATAATGGAACTAATGATATTCGTAAAAATGTAACAACACTTACAAGAATTTTTGCAAATGTACTTGAAAATACTGAACATATACTTATTGTTAAAACAAATAAATCCGATAATTTAACAATAACTAAGAATATCCGCGTTATAACGGAACGTATTTCTGATGAACAACTGGCTTCACTGTTCAATTTATGTGATTACTGCGTTACATGTACACGTGGTGAAGGTGTTGGGCTACTACATCTCGAAGGACATTATTTTAATAAACCTATAATTAGTCATAAACAAGGTGTGTTTAAACAATTGGGTGTTGATATAATACAATTACCTTCAGATGAAGTTGATATAGATTACACACACGTTCCAAAGTTTCTTAAGAACGTGTTTTACGGTAAATGGTGGGACATTGATGAAAACAAATCTATAAAAGTTATTAAAAAAATAATATCTCAATAATCTATATGCTCGAAGAAGAATTGAAATGTATTGATGCACTTAATATAGAAAATGTTAAGAATATGGCACATCTTGAAAACATTTTAGAATTTCACAAAATACACATGTCTACCGATGATGACAAGTATATATTAGATGAATATTCGGCATGTGATAAGGTAAGTAAAGATGTAATATCGTGGTACTATCGTAATAAAAAAATACTTGATCAGATGAAAGAATGGACAGATATTTATAAAGAAGAATTGATTCAGTATAAACAGAAGGTTTTAAATGTTAAAGAACGGATAAACGAAATGAAAAAACATTAATACAACTTAAGAATTTCAGCAACGGCTGGATGTCGCAAGATGTCGTCATCGTCCATGATGACATGTTCGATATATTCTAATTCTAAACATTTTATTCGTTTAACAAGATCAGCAAGACCGTTTCTTGGACCTAAATCACTTTGTTTCAGGTCACCCATGACGATCATTTTAGAATTATCACCCAATCTCGTTAAAAGCATCTTCATTTGGTTAGGTGTACTATTTTGCATTTCATCTGCGATTATAAACGAATCATTGAATGTTCTACCCCTCATAAACCCCAATGGTTCTATACACACGTGTTTTTCAAGTTGGTTGCGTGTAAGATAATTTTCGAAAACATCCATCATAGGTCTCGTCCACGGTTCCATTTTTCGTTCCATTTCACCGGGTAAGTATCCCATATCTTCATCCGCTGCAACTATTGGACGTGTAAGTATAAGACGGTTACATTCCTTGTTTATTAATTTTTCGGCTGCGACCTGGCACCCAAACATTGTTTTACCCGAACCCGCTGGCCCGGTTGCGATTACAATAGGTTTTGGAGACTGTATAACTCTTAAATATTCACATTGACCAGGGGTTTTTGGGAAGTTCATCTATATAAATTAACTTAAGGTTTTTTTTCTATCAATATATTAACATGATATCTCACATTGTAAAATCTGTAATTGTAACTAAACATGTAAAAAAATATAGAAATCATGCATTAACACGATGTGTTTCCGGCAACGATTATTCTGATCAAACATTTGATGACGTTGACACCGTACTTGTAAAATATTTCACATTTAGATCTACACAATATACATTAGGACAAGTGTATGAAATGGACATGTCGCCTATGAAAAGTGAGTTTAATTGGTTATGTGATTTTTCAAATGAACATAACCCGAGTTCAGGTGATGCCTTTATTGAGGCTCTATATGAAAATGGTAAATCAAATATTGCATCTCGTATTATGGAAAATAGAGAAGGTTTATTAAAACGTTGGTTATCGGAAACGAATGAAACAAATGGTGAAAAATTGGGTTTAAAAATGCATAAGAAAAATATGGATATATCTCGAAACATGTTAACAAAATCACTTGAAAAAACATTAGAGACATCTAAGTCCATGGATGAAGTATAAAGGTTACATTATTACTATACGATATGATAGGTAGCTTACACGTTCTTCCAACATACAAGATGCAATTTCATTTTATAGGTGTTATACGAGGTGGATATACTACTATAATTGATCCCGAAGGAACACCACGTATTATATGTTTCAGTGAAAAACGAGTCGCTCATAGATGTATAAATTATATAAGTGAATATCGCTCCGCATATGGTGTTTGGCCCGATATGAATTTACAGGAACCCGTTGCACGTATAAATGCGGATATATTAGCAAAAAGACGAACCCCGGAGGAAGTAAAGAAATACGTTTATTTAGAAGAAAAAGTTAGAAGTCAACTGGATGAAATGTCAGCCGGAACGGGTATATCTTATTTTTATTGTCACAATTTTAGTTATAAAGAAGACTTGTTAAGAATAAACATGTCTGGACAAAAAATAGAAGGTGAAGCAGATGATAGATATTATAAATCGCGCTTGAATACGAGGTTAAAGGGTGTATGAATATATAATATAAATATGTCTTTTGTTAAACAATTTGACCCGACAAAAAAGGAACACGTTGAATGGTTACAAAAAGTAGATGTATCCATGTCAAAAGCGAGCAATCAAGAAAAGTATGGTAGTGTCGATTTCATGAAAATAGTAAACGATAACCCATTTGGTATAAAAATGTCAAATCCAATGGAATGGGCAGAATCACATTTTCAACTTTGTATGAAGTTTACACAAGCTGTCCTCAGAGGAGTAGCTTTCATTCCTACTCAAGGGGCGACTGATTAAGTGCGTAGACGATCGTGTTCTGGGATGTGTTTCTTTTGTCATTTTATGATACTCTTTGAGTGTAAAATTCTGTGGTTCAGAGTCTTCATCCATTCGTATGAGTAAAATCTTACCCATAACAGTCATATTTGTAAATGGTCTAGGGAGTCTATTTAAATTCATAGATAATTCGAAAATAGACGAATCACATATGACTATAACAACGGAATTGTCAGGCCATTGTCCTAAAAATGTAGCTTTACCCCGTAAAATTTTATAAATTTCATTTTTTTCAGGTGAAATATCTAAATCTATTTCATGAATATCATTTTTCCCCTCATTTACTAAAACTGCAATTGTCATTCCTAGGATGTACAAATAAAAAAGTTGCTTTTAATAAATGAACAAAGCTGTCATATCATTAATTGCCCTCGTTATCGTATTCTTTATACTCAGAGAGTCTGAGTTATACACAAATCTTGTATTAGATACAGAATGGAAAGAAACACGTAATAGACCACTTACCACATCCGATCCATTTAATAAATGTTCTCCTGAATCTTTCGGTGATTGTAAAAAAGTTAAAATGCCACACTTAAGTAGAGCTTAATTTACAAAGTATTAAAAAATGTTATCGAGACAATATACACTTGAAAAATATGCTGAATTACTCGGTTTATCTAAAGAAGATACAATATGTATAAATTTAGAAAAGTCTACGTATAATTCAACTATACGTAAAACAAATGAACTCGGTGATGTACCTTCTACCGATAATAGGTTTTTCGTAAACCGATACAAACATACATTTTTAAAAATTAAACACAATTTAATACATTCACCAACACTCAAAGAACGTATTTTAAACGGTGAATTAAAACCAAAAAGTGTTTTAGAATTATCACATCAGGGTTTATGGCCCAATGGACCATATTCAAAATTATTAGAAGAAAATATTAGACAGAATATGAAAAAGGATTGGGTTACAAATATGATTAACGACCCCGAATATAAGGGTATGTTTAGATGTAATCGGTGTAAATCATATAAAACAACCTTTTATCAAATGCAAACACGTAGTGCTGATGAACCTATGACTGTATTTGTTACGTGTCATAACTGTAATTCTAGGTGGAAATCATAATTTTCATGGCATATTGTGTATGTGTTAAATCCGTATCCATATCACCAACAGATAAAATATAATTTAAACCGGATTCACGTTTAATATTACCTTTATTATGTGCTGGTGTTAACACAAGTTGATCGTATGGTATACCATATTGTTTAAGTTGATACTGAGTAAATTCTAAATTCCATTTCATGGCTGGACGAGCTGTAATAATGATAATTTTATACCCTAAATGTTTAGCATAATGTAATAACTTAATAATAGGAACATTCGCATTACCATTCGTAAAAATAAGAGTATCGTCTATGTCGAACATAACGGCGTCTTTTTCATCTACCACTCTATTTTTAAGAATTGCGTCCATTTAATATACTTTAAGAATTAAAAACATCTAAAATAAAATGGAAACCCAGATAATTGACGTTGATTTTGATGACGGGTTTAAATCTATCGCGAAAATAATAAAAGATTGTTATAATGAATATGAAGTAGCATTATTGGAATATTACGGTGATGGTGAATGGGATTTTGATACGGAAGAAACTACTACTATTATGAAAGATTCTGTATCTGGGTTTTACGACACTACTGATCTCGAAAATACGGGTCTATACGAAAAACTTAAGAATGGTATGTATGCCGAGGTTGACGAATCTGATTTTGAATATGAATTAGCCTCTTCAGAAGACGACGAATCGGAATCGGATGTATCTCTAGACGACGAAGAATTTTAATATAGGTATACTATAAATGAAAAACCGATATATGTTACCAGCTTCCGTAGTCGCCCTCGTGCTCCTTTATACTTTATGTATAAACCAAACAAAAATGAAAAGTATTGTGGTGCGTGTGGATTAAAGTAATCTCGCTCTATAGTATTAATGGACCCCTTTAAGAAACGTGTCACGAAGAACGATAAGAAGGCTAAAAAAGGATTATATACACAAAAGTATATTAGACTTAAACAGGAGACGCTTAGTAGTAATAATAAGAAAGAAGATGGCTCCGTACAACCCACCAAACACACACTACAGTCAAATGGACGTGTCAATGTATGAAGAAGACGATATTTTCAAGTTTATCGGTAAAAGTGGTAAGAAGTTTTACTGGTTAACGCGATACCTTGATCTTTCGTACATGTGGTATGATAAGGAACGAAAAGTTATCGAACTTTGGGGACCCTATGAGTCACTCCAATACTTTTCGGCCCATCAAATTTTAGAATGTGAATTAGACCTAAGTTGTAATAAAATTTTAGTATAATAAAGTAAAAAATGACGAAACTCACACCCGGTTCCTTTTTATATAATATTTTATATGGTAAAAATGATAATACTATAGAAAAAAAACCCTTTTATGTCCAGAATAAGAAAGATTATTTAGAAAGTTTGGAAAGAAACTGTAAAGAAATGGGCATTCCATTTAAAAAACCGTATGTTGAAGAAATGCCACCATATGAAAAAGTTGACGACTCTATCGAGACTCATATTGAATACCTCGATCAAATTGTGGTTAATCTAAACGTATTAAAATCAGGTAAAGTTCGCGTGAAAGTACTACCTCAAATGGCGGTACTAAATGAAAAGTATTATTCAAAATATAAGATACCACCAATAAAGAGTATAACAAGTGCATTAAAATCAATTGGATATTCACAAGAGTTTATAGATTCCATGATGGTAAAATACAAGAAACGTAACGAACTCATAGAAAAGAAATGGAAAATACTCGAGAAAAGATTTGATGCACCTTCAACAGCGTCTAGAAACAAAAAGAAGAAAGCGGATAAGAAAGCCGAAACCGAACCCGAACCCGAAACGGAAGTGGTTGACGATGAAGATCTAGAAGAAGAAACTAAAGAAGATGATGAACCAGAGGAAGACGAGGCAATTGTTGTTGATGATGAAGGTGACGAAGAAGAAGTCGTTGAAGATGATTACGTGTCAGATGGAGGCGATGAATAAAACTTAAGTTAGAACGCTTTTTAATAAAAATACAATTTTACAAAATGAATATATTTTTTCTCTCGATGAATCCCGAAGAGCTTGCTTATATGTACTGTGATCAACATGTAATCAAGATTCTACTCGAAATATGTCAAATGATGTATACTGCATGGTTTTACTCGGGTCAAACCGAATACGTAGAATCAAATGCACCTTATACTGTAAACGGAGCACGTCGAGGGTACAAAGCTGCACATAAGAAACACCCCACAACATTATGGATATCATCCAGTATTGATAATTATAATTTTGCAGGTGAAATAGGAATGTGTCTCGCACTCGAATACAAAAAACGGTTCGGTAAAATACACGCGTGTTCGAAACATATACTTTGGTTATACGAAAATAAACCTTCACACTTCGAACTTCGTGAAAGTGAAACCGCATATTACCCCATACACGATTTTAAACATGGACTTACACGAATACCGGCGTGTATGCCCGATAAATACAAAGTACCAAGTATTATTGAATCGTATAAGTTATATTACACAGGTGAAAAAGAGATTTTTGCGAGATATACTAGAGTTTAATTTAAAAATATACTATAAGATGAACTGGAAACAGTTCCGTAAACGTTTAAGAAAAAAGCGTAAAAAAATACAAAAATTTATAGATAAACGCCCAATTATTATAATTATATTCTTACAATTAAGTATAATGGGGACCATGTTAACCGTATCAAAATTATTTAGTTCCCCACCCTTAAAAATAGAAAAGAAACCAGAATATGAACATAGAATATATAGTGATTTTATCAAAGGTGTTAAGAAAAACGAAATCGTTAAAGCGGAAATAAATCCACAAAGTGATATCGTATATTTCGAAGAAAAAAATGGAACTGTAGGTACATCGTATTACACACCTTCGGAAGATTTTTGGAAAACGATGTCCGAAAGTCAAGTTGATTTTGATTTAGTTCGAACACCAATTGGTGGAAGTTTTAATGAATTTATATCGTTTATGTTCATTACTATAGGTTTCTTTGCAATTTTTAGAATGTTTACAGGTGGTGGTATTGGACAAAGTCCTTTTTCTATGATGAAAAACGACATTGATGTGGAAAGTCAAATAACAGTGCGATTTGATGATGTTCAGGGTATAGATAGCGCTAAGGATGAACTTGAAGAAATTGTTGATTTTCTTAAGTCACCCGAAAAATACTTTGGTACCGGTGCTAAAATACCAAGGGGTGCATTATTAACAGGTAAACCAGGTACAGGTAAAACACTTTTAGCACGTGCTATAGCGGGTGAATCTTCCGTTCCTTTTATTCAGTGTTCGGGTTCATCGTTCGTTGAAATGTTTGTAGGTGTAGGTGCAAAAAGAGTCCGTGATATATTTGAATTGGCACGCGAAAACCAACCGTGTATTATATTTATAGATGAAATTGACGCGATTGGTAAGAAAAGAAGTATGAATGGGTTTGCGGCAAATGATGAGCGTGAACAAACAATTAACCAATTATTAACGGAAATGGACGGTTTCGAGAATGAAACTGAAATTGTTGTTATAGGTGCAACAAATCGTATCGATATACTCGACGATGCGTTATTACGTCCCGGTAGATTCGATCGTAAAATACAAGTTTCTTTACCCGATGTCCACGGACGAGAAGAAATACTCAAAGTACACGCTAAAAATAAACTTTTAAGTCCAGAAGCAAGTCTTCGTGATCTTGCAAAACAAACGACGGGGTTTTCTGGTGCCGATCTCGCAAATGTTATGAACGAGTGTGCGATACGAGCCGTCGCGATGAAAAATCTGGAATGATAACACCAGATATTATTGAAGACGTGTATCAAAGAATAGTTGTTGGTGCTAAAGGAAACCGCGCCGTTTCTGAAGCGCGTAAGGCGCGAGTTGCATACCACGAGGCGGGACACGCCATTATTGGTGTACTCATGCAAGAATACGATGAAGTTCGTAAAGTGAGTATTCTACCAAGAGGGGACGCGGGTGGTGTTACATATTTTCAACCATCGACGGATGATATAGGTATGTATACGAAAGACTACCTTTTATCACAAATTAAGGTTGCACTCGGTGGACACGCCGCAGAGGAAGTTGTTTATGGGAGAGAACATGTTACTACGGGTGCATCCAGTGATTTTCAACAAACGTTTAACATTGCGCGTGAAATGGTGACTACGTACGGTATGAGTGAAACTATAGGTAAAATGAATATTAACCCTGATCTTATATCTCCCGTGACAGCAAACCATATCGATATAGAAATACACGATATAGTTGAAAATTGCTATACGGAAGTGAAAGAACTTCTTAATGCATACCGCGTTAAACTCGAACACTTGAAAGAAATACTCGTCGAAGAGGAAATCGTCGATGGGAGTCTTGTATACGAAATGATAGCGTCATGTGATTTAAGAGACCGATTGAAACCAAAGGATGCTACAATGCAAGCATATATGGATGCGTATGATAGTTTTGAAGAAGCGAACGAGATTTAAAAAATATATTCGAATAAAGTATATGGTGGACGGTCAAGACTTTCTTTTTTTAAACAATTTTATATTCATACTGTTCAGGGTAAAAAAAGATATTTGTTACTAATAAAACAATGTTGAATAAAGCGGTTACAATAGCACTTATCATAACACTCGTTTATGGGTACTTGTACTCTACCATGAAAGAAGATTTTGGGTTCTCAGACGACCCACTCGACCCATACTACTTTTCACTCATGACCATGAGTACAGTAGGGTACGGCGACTTTTCCCCAAAAACGAGACGCGCAAAAGCGCTCGTCATGTCACACCATACGGTCATATTAGTCGAACTTGCGACGATACTTAGTAAAATGACGAAATAATTTCCACACTTTTCAAAACCCGGTACTTTCGGGATTTTTAAAAATGATGATTTGTAATATTTATTAATTAGTTGTTTTCTCTGAGGGATTGACTTAAATTCTTTTTAGTGAGTTTAGCTGCTCTTTGTTGTCTTTCCAAACCTTTCATATTTGCTTTACTAAGTGTATTTATAATAACTTGTCTTGCATTTTGACCGGTTGTTCTTGCTAATAAATGTTGCTGTAATCTTCTTCTGAGTGTTTCTTCATTTAAATTATTAGTTGTTTTTGACTTTTTATATATACTGAAAAAAATACCTGGTAAATCTCGTAGTCTAATACTATTACCTTTTTTTCCTAACTCAGTTGGACACTCTGGTGAACTTTTTATTTGTTTTAAATTTTTTATTATACTAGGTAAAAGTTCTTTTGTTAAATACAATTGATATGCGCGATACGATTGATTATACGCACCATTTAATATTTCATTAGATGATTTGTTCATAGTTGCGTACCTATTTATATCATTTTGAGTTATCCACGTACCATATTTTTTCGTTAATTTATCCTTTAATTTATTTTTCTGACTTGAATTATTAGAACTCATTATTATAGTACATACATTTTATTTAGGGGCCTTGATCCGAGCTGCTGGTGTTCGTGACCTCGTTACTGGTCTTACAGCCTTACGTATCTTGCGTTGTTGACTCTGTGGATTCATATTATTAGATTTATTATTTGTTCTAGATCTTTTGTTTCCCGGAACATTAGACGCACCAGTAGTTCTATGGTTTCCATTCATTCTTCTAATTTCTTCTAATTGTCTCTTATATTCATTGTTAATTCTAACAAGTTGTTTTTCATCATCTAAATCTAAATCGATTTTTACTGGTATTTTACTTCCTCTACCCGTACATGTATGTCCATCAGCTGATACAATTTCTTTCCAAGACTCTGCAGACCTACGCGCTGGATCCATTATTCCAACAGCGTGTATAGAACTTTGTTTTTTTATACAATCAAGACCACCTTGACTGAAAATATCTATAACAAGACCATGTTTACCATTTTTATTCAAAACATTACAAAAATTATTCTTTTCTATTTTTTCACCAACATTTATAAGTATTTGACTTATATATTCTTCACACATATGCGTAAGACCTTTTGATCCTCCAAGTATATTTGTAAAAAAGTAAAGTAAATGAGATAATTTACGTTGTTTTGAAACACCTAAATTTCTTGTATTCTGTTTTGCAACAATTTCTGATACACCGTTATCCTTAGCCATTCGGTATATATTTCTACCTAAAATCTTTACAACGAAACCAGAATCATTTTTTAATACGTTATTAACCGAAAACTTATCAAAATTCATTTTTTTAGTATTCGAAAACGCTTTAGATCCAGATGGCCATATATTATTAAAGCCACCTTGATTTATACTTTTACCGGTAGATCTAACACCTGTAAAATCGTGAAAAGTATCTAAAATAGATATAAACTTCTGTAATAGTTTACCGTCAGTGTCAGATGGATAATTAAATATCCAATAAAATAATATTTTGGTTCTTATCGTATCATTGTTTGCCTGTAAAAAATTTCTATAGTTTAAAAAATATTTTATATCACCTTTAGATGTAGTATAATTATAAGATATATAATCACTTATTTTTATCTTTAAACTGTCGAGATCCTGTTTTATATAATTTCTTATTTTTAAAATATTATTCTGTGTGTTACCTTTAAATGCGTACGCACGCCATGCACCTTCAACTGTACTACTTCGTTTAAATAATGTTTTTATTCCTCTAATCACAGAAGCTAAAGCTGCTGGACGATCTTTTGTAGCGAAATAAGCATTGTCATATAAATGGAAATCATTTTCATCTTGAGAATTATAGGAGCTCATTATAGATTCTTTATAATTAGTAAATTTTGATAGATTATCATGTATTTTATGAACACTTGGTCTATACAAAAAGAGTTTATCATTCGCATTAAGTGTTTTAACTAAAGTAAATTGAAAATAATCTAAAATTCTTTTATACTCTAAAGGACTTCCCTGAAGATTTTTAATGGTTTTTTTAGATTGTATATCTTTCATTATCTTAGAATATTGTGCAACAGTTGGCGCATTTCCAGATTTAGAGAATGATTGAATAAAAAATTTATTTAAACTCGACGAATTAGTGATAGTTCGGTATCTACTCTTAAGTATTTTTACTTTTTCCCGATCAAGTTTGGTAAGTAAACCGGCTTTACTTTGTCTCTGTCCTGTTTTAACCAGGATATTGGGTACTTCGGATAAAAAAGGTGCATTTTCACCCGTTATAAGTGATGATGATGTTTGATTTCTAAAATCCGAAACTACTAACTGAGATGGATGAGAGGAACCATCTGAAGTATGTAAAACGTGATCAGCTAATAATCCATCATAAACTAAAGGTATACCAAGTGTAAGTCCGCCAACCTCATTACGTAAACCTAACATAAACAATGGTTTAGTATCACAAATTGATTTAATATTTGACATCTTATATTATAATAATATTTTATTTAAGATTTCTCGACAAAGCAGCAAGTCTGGAATTACCTGGACTTTTAAATCCGTTTTTCATAATGGTTTTATAATATCTTAAATGTTGTTCTATATCAGTAGTAGTTGAAAATTTGTTACTTTTTTCATAACCACGTGTTTTATTCCATAAATTTTCAAATATTTTTTCTTTATTAGTATTTAAATTACCGTTTATTTTAGATAAAAGTGTTTCAAATGATATTATATACCTGAATAGAACTGCATCTGAAATAGTACTCTGACCTGTCAGATAAGCGAGAGTTGTATAAGTGTTTAGGAAACACGAGTGTAAATATCTTCTTGAAAAATTCTTTAATAAAGTTGTATTTATAAGCTGATGTCTTTTTGACGGTATATTAAGTGTATTGTTAAGTTTTCTAGATGTTCCTATATTTTTTTTGTTGTTTACCTGTTTGGTGTTTACAAATGTCGTAATACCACTCCTGGTCTGTATAGATTTAGATTTCTTGTTATTACTAGTAACTGTTTCTGTTTTACTACCCGCGGTTAAATTTCTACTTAACATTATCTTACCTTCAAACAATATTTTTTTTACATAAAGAAATAGTGCGTGTACAAAATATATAAAATGACTCAAGCAATCGGTATTGATTTAGGAACAACGTATTCATGCGTCGGCGTCTGGCAAAACGACCGCGTAGAAATTATCGCGAACGACCAAGGGAATCGAACGACCCCATCGTACGTCGCGTTTACGGAAAATAATGAACGTCTTATCGGGGATGCAGGCGAAGAACCAAACAGCCATGAACCCCAAAAACACGGTTTTTGATGCAAAGCGTCTTATCGGAAGAAAGTTTTCGGACCAACAGGTCCAAGACGATATGAAAGATTGGTCGTATAAGGTTATCCCCGGTGCTGCGGATAAACCCATGATTGAAGTTGATTTTAACGGTGAAACGAAACAGTTTGCGGCTGAAGAAGTATCATCGATGGTTCTTACCAAAATGAAAGATATCGCGGAATCGTATCTCGGTAAGAAAGTAACGGATGCGGTTGTAACGGTCCCGGCCTATTTTAACGATTCGCAACGACAAGCGACGAAAGATGCGGCAACTATCGCGGGTCTGAACTGTCTTCGTATTATTAATGAACCAACTGCGGCGGCTATCGCGTACGGTCTCGATAAGAATAAAGATGAGGATATGAACGTACTCATTTTTGACCTTGGTGGTGGTACGTTTGACGTTTCGGTACTGAACATTGAAGGGGGTATATTTGAAGTCAAAGCGACCGCGGGAGATACACACTTGGGTGGTGAAGATTTCGACTCGAGACTCCTTCGACACTTCTCTGAAGAGTTTAAACGTAAACATAAGAAAGATATTTCTGGTAATCCACGTGCTCTTCGTCGTTTACGAACGGCATGTGAACGCGCAAAGCGAACGTTGTCTTCAACGACACAAACAACAATTGAAATTGATTCGTTATACGACGGTATTGATTTCTATACATCCATTACCCGCGCGCGTTTTGAGGAATTGTGTATGGACTTGTTCCGTAAATGTATGGAACCTGTCGAAAAAACACTCCGAGACTCAAAGATCGATAAATCGAAAATTAATGAACTTGTTTTGGTCGGTGGTTCAACACGCATTCCAAAGATTCAACAGATGTTATCGGACTTTTTTAACGGTAAAGAGTTGAATAAAACAATTAACCCTGATGAGGCGGTTGCATACGGTGCGACTGTCCAAGCCGCCATCTTAACGGGTGAAGGGAACGAATCTGTTCAAGACCTGTTACTCTTGGATGTAACACCCTTGTCACTGGGATTGGAAACTATGGGTGGTATTATGACACCTGTTATTCCGAGAAACACGACAATTCCATCTAAGAAAGAACAAATCTTCTCGACGGCACAAGATAATCAACCCGCGGTGACGATTAAAGTCTATGAAGGTGAACGTAAGAAGGCGACCGATAACAGTTTACTTGGTACATTTGATTTAACGGGTATTCCAGCCGCACCGAGGGGTACACCACAAATTAATGTAAGGTTCGATGTTGATGCGAACGGTATTTTGAACGTAAGCGCAGAAGATAAGGCCTCAGGTAATTCGGAAAAGATTACCATTACGAATGATAAGGGGCGGTTATCGAAAGAAGACATTGAAAAGATGGTCCAAGATGCGGAAAAGTACAAAGACGAGGACGAAAAGTACGCGAAAAAGGTCGAGGCGAAGAATGGTCTAGAAAACTATTGTTACCAAATGAAAGGAACGGTCGAAAAGATTGAAGGTGAGGATAAGGAAACGGTCGAAACGAAGGTTTCGGAGGTACTCGAATGGTTAGATACGAACCAATCTGCAGAAACCGAGGAGTTTGAGGCTAAACAAAAAGAACTTACGGACGTGTGCACACCAATCATCGCAAAGATGTACGCCGAAGAAAAGAAAGAAGAAGGTGGTGAACCGGAACCCGCATCAACCTCTGGACCGACTATTGAAGAAGTAGATTAAGAATTAATAAGAATTAGATGTTGTAGTATATATAATATGATCAGTTTACAAAAAGCAAATTTTGTTACATTTAAGAAACCAAATTTACGTAAGACTACTAAAACATTCGCGAAGTATACCAAATACGACGACGTAAAACAATACGAGGAAAATGTTTTATCAGTATTCAAAAATGCGGAGTCTATTGAAAAGATTAATGGTCGCGTGGCGCAAGTCGGGTGGTCTCTCGCGGTATATTATGAATTAACGAAACAAGAATCACTTTGGAATCAAGTTTTCAATACGAGAACGTTTACACTTAGTGATGGTGTGACCGATACGGTTACGTACCCATCGGGAGGTTTTTTTATTATTCCACTTTTATCGATTTTGATTTTATCGGCATCCCTTGCACCAAAGGTTAACGGTGGTGATGACGAACAAGAATACGGTCCGTTTACGAAACGTGCCGAACTTATTAATGGTAGAGGGGCCATGGTTGGATTATTGGCATTAAGTATTGTCGAACATTTAAATGGTGGAATCGCGTTATTTTAATCACCTAAGTAGTATAAAGAATATGTCACATGCAAAAGTAACACAATGAACTACATTGCATGGGATACGGAGACCACTGGTCTTCCAATGGGTTACAAAAAAGCAACACAAGAAAATACACATTTATTCGATAGGTGCCGTATGCTTACACTCGCGTTCGTAAAATATTCATCTAAAGGACGTGAATTGAGTTCATATCACGGACTTGTTTATCCGGATACATTTAATGTACCACAAGAGTCTACTAATGTTCACGGTATTACACACGAACACGCAATACACAAAGGACAACCTTTCGGATACGTGTACGCAGCTTTTAAAGAAGCTGTTTCGAATACGTCTATACTCGTGGCACACAATAGTTCGTTTGATGAAAACTGTTTCTTTTCGGAGTGTTATCGAAGGGGGTTCGATACAGAACCATTTAAACACGTACATTTTGTGGATACACTTAAAATGGCACGCTCCGTTTTACCTGGATTATATAATCATAAACTTTTGACCGTGTATAAACACTATTTCGGTAAAGAGTTTGATGCACACGACGCTTTGAACGACAGTAGAGCGTGTGGTACAATATACCCCCTTCTTCGTGATAATGAATTTAAACTGAAAGATGTTGGTATTGAAAAGGTAACACTCAAAGCGAGTGATATTGCCTCGATCATCGGTATGAATCCATACAAGAAACCAAAAGAGGTTCTCGACAATTTATGGGCGAAATATGCACCCGAAACGTTTGAAGGTAAAACAAAGGAACAGGAAGCCCTGGATACAATTCAGAAGTGTAGTGCATCAAGACTTTTGTTTAAAGATACAGAAACGTACAAATCAATGAACAGTTCGGACATCGAAAGAAAGTTTAACGCGGTCTCAAATCAATTACATATGAAATCAAACCTTTCTAAACCAGATATAAAACTGGTCGAAGAACACTTTCGTAAAACATTGTTTACAAATCACGGTACGAGACACGAGGAAACCACAGCTTTAAATTACGATGATTTAAAAGAAGACGAAACCTTTTATAAATACGAAGTGTGTTCGATTGAAGGAACAACTTACCGAATTTGTGGACGGATAGATCGTATCAGGGACGATAAAACTATTATTGAAATTAAGAACAGGACGAGGGGTCTATTCAATAGTGTTAGATTGTACGAAGAAATTCAGTGTCAAGTCTATATGGAAATGTTAGATCTTGATAAATGCGAACTTATCGAACAGTATAATGATAAACGTAAAACGTATTTGATTCATAGAGATCAAATGAAATGGAAGTCGGAAATTTTACCAGCACTTAAGAATTTCTGTGCTTATTTCCATTCAGAAATATCTAAATAGAATGTAATTATTATGAAACATACACTTTTATCACTTGCAACTTTATCTCTTACATCACTTGTCGGCGCCGGTGTCGGTGTCGGTTCGTGGTTAGCTCTATCAGAATACGAAACTAAAATGTTACGTAATACTAAATGTCAAACGTCAGAGTCTACGAAACCTGTTACAAAAGAGACCCAGCGAGAATGACCCTAAACATAGGAGACAAAACACTCAGGGAAATGTTAATTGAAGATTATAACTTGAAACGTCTTAAAGGTAATGTATACATACCTAAGGCACCACGAAACGATAAGATTATGGCCGTAAAGTTCTTTAACAAGAACAAGAAGCTTGCTAATATCCAGCAGGAGGCAAATAAATTTAAACATAGTCAAAGTGTTATTAATACAAATTCGAAGGGTCGCGCAATCGTTTATAAAAATCGAAAGTAATAGTATGTTGAGAATATCACTCTCATCCCCCGTTTTGAACCGAATGCCTGTAAGGACTAAATCTTCTAAAAAAGATGACATTCAGAATATAGAAAAGCGTATAGATAGAATAAGTTCACATTGTATGTACTCAGAAGGTAGAGAACAGAGAGCTTACTATAAGATCTTAGAAGAACTTGAAAAGGAGAAATCTAGTATGAAGGAAAAAAAACGGGGTAAATAGTATACATAATGTTTACGATATCAAGACCACGATTAATAGTTAGGTGTAGCGAGAGTGATAATAAAAAGAAGAAGGAACCCAAGAAGAATCCTTTTAACATGAAAGGTTTTTTAACTAAAATATTTGCACCAGATGGTGAAGTCGATTACGAACACTTTAATAAAAATTCAAAATACGCTATTCGTATTAAAGAAAAAGAGGAAAAGGATGATAAATAAACAATATTTCTATTGAAAACCAACTCAATAAAAATATCATAGAATAGTAGAAAACATGTCGCCGTCGCCCATGAACATCAATAAAAAAAATAATAAAAAAAATACAGCATCACCCATGAATATCAATAGACCACCCTTACCTAGATTACAAACTCGACCAACGAGATCAAAACCAAATAGTGAAACCGATTTAATTATAAAAGTTAAACTTCCCTGAAAAACTGTACAGCAACTCAGACGTATTATGTATGACACCGATAAGAAAAGGTATGAATATATGGGTACAATTGATATGACTCGTTCGAATAACGGTGATATAGTTTTTGACCCTCCTTCACGTCAAACAAGTGGTAATCGTGGTACAATTGTTGGTAATTATAGTAAAATTGATGATGCGTATGTATCGTATCATAGTCACCCAGGCCTCGAGGGACATGTTACACTTCCAAGTATAATGGATATGAAACGGTATATGGAATATTATCCACGTATGCAAGTTAATATAATTCTAGATCGTCATGGGTATTATGTTATAGACTTTATAGAAACGCGTAAAGGTGATCGTCCTAATAAGAGATACGTTCTACAAGAATTTCTGAAAACTGTACGTAAACCTGTATTTGGAAATATTGAAATCGAGTACGAAGGTGCGGGATATTATAATTCAAATATAACGAATTGGAAAAAAATTATAAAAGAGGAGTTTAGTAATACAAAGGGTATTTCAATAAAGTATTATGGGTATAACGAATTGGCTACGATAACTTTAGTGAATAAGGATTTATTTCCTATACATAATAACAGGCGACGGTAAAAAAATATAGATGTAATATATACAACATGAAAACTAATAACTGGATGCTCGCATTTGCAACGGTAATTTCATTACTCATTTTAATGAAAGTTACCGAAAAAGACCCATCTAAAAAATCGTGTGGGTGTGGTAAATAAAAACTTTTTTTATTTTATACAAACTCCTTCATCGACTTTGTTCAATATTTTTAAAAATAATTTTTTTATGATTATTCAATAATGATAAAATTATTTTTTATAAAACAAGTTTTTGACACGTTCTTGTATTTTAACTTTTTCATCTTTTCTTTGATTATCGATAGTGTGTTTTATATCTTGAACAAATGGATTAAGATTTATTATCTTTTGCATTATCTTACGTTCTAAAACACCTGCAACACACAATTCCTGCCACTCGTGTAATGTAATTATCGAATCTCTTAATTCGGGTAATGATTTTTCCGTTTTGTATAGAATACGTTCATTAAGTTTTGGATCCGCTGCGCGCATTAAGTAGTATGTCATTGCAGTGACATCATCATGTGAGAATGAGTCTGTGTCATTACTATCTGTACTATTGTTATCTTCTTTCCCACTTTCGTAAGTTTTCGCGAAACAGTTTTTGACGAGTTTTCTGAGTTCCTCGAAGTCTAAATCACCTTTACCATCTTCATCTGCTTCCTTGAAAACTTTAGATGCTACACACGCTTGTGCGGCATATTGAGCAGCCTCATTAACAGGGTCAAATTCTTCTTGTATTATACTTTTATAAACTGGAGATATGTCACCCAATAGGAACTTTGCAACAAATCCTACGATGGATGATGCAACACCCAAAAGAACCAAACCTGATGTTAATTGGAGTAAAACAAATACGTAATTGACTTCACCTACTAATCCACTTTGTTGGATATCAATTAAAATACCGTATCTGTAGAAGTCTGTATATATACCATTTGGTTGACCCGTTGTTAAATTAACAGGGTTGTTTATATCAAACATGGTGACATTTGGTAATTGTTTGTAGTATATTTCGTTACCTTTTGAAAACCACCCCAATTTTGGTTCAACGTGAATAATGGCGTATATATCTTTTTTACCAATATTCGTGTTATCGTTATGTAAATAATAATTGTGATATTTAATTCTGATATTCAATCTTACACCACTCGTTCTTACGTATGGGTAATTATCAATATCCTCACCAGCTCCATTAAATCCCCTTACCTGTGTGGATACACCTTCCGATACCTGCTCATTTAATGGTTTGTCGAGATCAATACCTGCTATATCTAACCACTCGGACATTTTTAAACGTATGGCGGTACCTTCTTCAAACGTGTGTAAATTTTCATCTGAACCCGGTTTTCTAATATACGTTATTGGTTTGGGTCCAGAATCTATAGAAGAGTCGTAGTAGTGATTGAATGCAAAAATACTATCTTCTATACCCGTGGCGAGAAAGTTTGCTGACATGGAGTGTATACATTGATCCATTTCCATAACACATTCCTCTATACCATTTGGTTCTTTCAAACATCCAGTATCTGGTACTGTGTATCTCTGTTTGAGTGTTTGTGCAATATGTGTAGTAAAAAACATGACATTACCAGATGGTAATTTTGAAATCAATTCCGCACCTGCATAATATACACAAATTGGTACTTTGTAATACCAATCTGCCGAGTAGTTAAACGCGTATACTCCAAGGTTATTACAAAAGGATTGTTCTCCATTGTATATACTTACCTGTTTATCTGTATAACCCTTTCCACCTAAACCCCATGAGCTCACGACACCCGTTGGTACTTCACTTTCGATATATGTTTTTTGGTCAAATAAAGAGTATATGACCCATGATACAACGCACAATTGTAGGAACATATTCATTAACGCAAGTTTCCAGTCTCGCAAAACTGTAACTTTTTCTGTTCTGTATGTCATTGACATAACATTTCTCCTGATCCATTTAACAATTGGATTTAGATTATCTTTCATTTTATTATACACTAAGTTTATTTTCAATGATATATTACGACTTTGCCTAGGTATGGCCGCGAACCTCTATAGTTTTGGTTAGGTTTCGTGTATTCATGGTATATTTAATCAATTTAACAAAGTATACCTAAAACATAGAGGATATGGTCCAATATAGTAGTTGGTTTGAAACTCTCGTACATCCTCTATCCAATCAAATTGCGTAATTCGCCTGTCGCGTGAAATCCCAGGCTAATTATTTTCTTAGCTATATATTGAGAGCAAGAAATAGGGCATAATAACCCCAAATTACATAGATTTTTCAGGGCTATTTCTGGCCCTAAAATCAACCGATTTTTTGTCCTGATTACAT